GCTCATACTCTTGTTGATCTATCATGTGGGTCTATTTTCTTTAAAAACTAAATTTATTATCTATCGTATAACACTGTCCACACCAAGTTGAACCATTTGATTCACCTCCAAACGACTTTCTTTGGCTTTTCTTTGGGCTTCGGCTTCGTCAAAGACTTTTATACCCTCTTGAACAGCCGCAGCTACTTTTGTTTCATCTATAGGGTTGATGGGGTTGCGAGTCGGGTTCGTAGGATTAGGCATTACAGAAGCTCCTATGGCTCTACGCCCATATTGATTTACCATTCTCTGAGAAGCCTTCTTACACTTAATCTTAGTATGAAAACCATTCGTATCTATAGAGTGTTCCTCTGCAAATACATAGTAAAAACCATTTATCTTCTTATGTAGGTCTACAATCTCAATAATTGTACCCACACGCATAGTCCAATCACCCGCTTTTAAGTCAATAGTCACTGTGGTTAAAGTGATTCTACGATTAGGTAGCCCTACACCACTAACTTGGCTCTTAGGCTTAAACCCTGTTTGTGGCTTACTAGGATCTGTACTTGCTGTATCAGCAGATCCCGTACTTTTCTTCTTATCAGAAGCCTTACTAGGATCTCTTCTAACATCAATCATACTAGCTTGTGTATAGTCGCCTACAATCGTTTCTTGAAATGTAAAATGTTCCTCACTTGCTGCTACGTCTTTATAAAATTGTGTTTTCTCTTCATACTCTTTTAGCTGTTTTTTATAGTTGTCCCTTAGCTTTTTGCCTTTAAAGTTTAGTATATCTGTTCTTATACTAGCACCTTTTATAGGTATAACTTTATCGATAACCTCTTCACCCTCGGGTACATCGGGATCACTATTAGCCACTGTTTCTACGGTAGTAGTTGCGGGTTTAGCGTCATCGACTTTTTTAGCTGGCGGAGTTACCGAGGGCTGTTTTGGTATAACACGATACTGTCTTACTTCTATGTTCCCATCTTCATTAAGATTAACATTTTTAATAACAGTAACAGTCTTAGAACCATTTTTTGCAGACAATTTTACGTAGTCTGCGAAAGTAACAAATTTATCTTTAAAAAGAGTATTAGGCTGTAGTTCATACTCTTTTTCAATCAGCAATGCCCAACTAGCTGTGCGTAACACATCTGCACCTTCACCACCTTGTGTAGCGGAGACTTTGTACCCTTGTTCTGGCTTCCAAACTTTCTCTGCATTTTTAATAGCTTGTGCATATCCCTTATCAGAAGAATTTGGGAGTACAGTAATCCCATCATCTTCTGTGTCTTGTGTTGGAAAAATCCATTTACCCCATGCTAAGTGTGTAGGCGTACCAATTATCCATTCTTGCTCTTTATTATCTTTATCTAAGTACGGTATTCGGCCTTGTACGGCATATCTTATTGTTTCGCCTGTTTGCGCAAAGTTGCTACTTGGTTTTTGCCCATTTGTCTGTACGAAGTTAGGTGATACGCCCTTTTTTATAGGGTGCTTTGTTTCTACATCTATTCTAGCAATATTAGAGGTAGGGTACCCATAAGTCATCCTTATCGGTTTCTGCCCTCTTTTTACTAGCTCATACTTAAAAGGAGTAGATAAGTGTAAGATGTCACTTTCGGGATCAAAGTGCATTTCTATGCCACGTTTAGTAGTGATCTCAAATAAGCCTTGACCTAGATTTTTTCCGCTAGTTGTTAATTTTTCATCTGTATCAACGCTGATTTGATCGATTTCGCCTTGTAAAAGACGTTGTTTATTTACAGTTATATCAACTAAGGAAGCCACTTGATCTATAATCGTCCCCTTACTACTATTGGAAAAGACCTCTGCGGTACTGGTCGCTAGTAATCTAGCACCCATGACTCCTGTGACTTGAAGTAAAGCTGTACCCTCTTCAAAGGATATATCACGCTCCATTACTCTAAAAGGCCCCCATTGAGTATGGTTACTCGCATACCCCCACTTTACATAGAATCTAGCGCCTATGTGCAGCTCAGTGATTGCTCTACCCGAATTGTCATCTGTTTGGTTTTCTTGATTAGCCAACCGATAGTCGGGCACATATAAAGTAAAGTCCACTTTAGGATATTTTTGAGTCTCATTCGATAATGAAATATTCTTTAGACCCGACCTAAGTGGTGTAATACTAAATTCTCTATCAGTGCCTTTATCTTTTGCTAAAGTAATCCATACATAAGGATCAAGATCTAAATGCCCAACAATCGAGTGAAAAGGTATAGATTGCTCGTTAAAGAGTTGCCCACTTTTAACGATAGCTTTAATCTTTGTAGGAGTATATTTATTACTGGCCCTTTCTCTTTTTCGCCTAGGTACTGTAGGCTTTGTCTTTTTTACAACGGGAATTTTTTTACTTTTAGTTTTTATATTTTTGCCCATAGCTCCCCCTTAGTACTGGTTGACTTCAGTATTAGGCGGTATAAGCACTTGATCGCCTTCTTTGTAGTTATTAGCGTCTAATAAAGGGTTGTAATCAGCAATAAACCACCACAAACGAGCGTCTTTGTAATAATGCAGAGCAAGATGATGAGCTGTCTCTCCCATTTTAACAGTATGAGTAATCAGCTCTAAATTAGACCCAAAGGCAGTCGGGCGTAAAAGAGTTGTAATCACCTCCCTCTCGGGAGAAGCTTCTATCGACCTTGACTCTTCTCTATACTCATAATGAACAACAAAACCATACTCTTTGTATCTACTTTTTCTTGTGACTAAACTCATTGTGCGCTCACCAAACTTTTTAGGGTTGTAACATCTCCATCTATAGATGTACTAATTGCTGTAAATGAAATGGCCGCAGTTAAATGTATGGGTTCAAAAGTTTTTTTGTGATATTGTAATATGTTTATCTCAACAGAATTGATGACTCCCGTATAAATAGTAGTTCCTAACTCAAGGTTATACTTATGTGGGCTTACCTGTTGATAATATTGAGGACGAGATAAGGTTTTAGGCAGAGTGAGTTTTCTTAATTCTACCAATTTCGATCTAAGTCCATTGTGGTCATGCATGAATAGCTCAAACTCTATCTCTGTTGGCTCTATCATACCAAATTGCGCTAAGGGTAATACTTGACCTTGAGCTTCAGAAAAATGGTACTTCACAGACCGCTTCTCAAGTATGGTAGTCGGATTATACTGAAATTTAAGAGTTTGACTACGGCCAGAACGGTCAAAGGAGCTGAGTGCCCCTTTTTTACTTGTTTTAAAAGTGCCACTTAACATTATTTAACCTCTCTCATGTTGGTTTTTCAGTTACGCCTGACGTACTATACCCAAGGCTAGAACTCTTTTGGGCCTCTCTTTTCATTTGATGACCAAAATCTTTAGGGTTTTGGACTCCATTAATATTCTGTTCTCTTATATGAAAATGATGAACTACAGTCGTACCCGAATTCATACTAGTAGGAGAAGCATAGGGCACTGTAGCAGAGTCTATATAAGAAGTATTAGGTACAGAATAATGACTTTGCTGCGCAGGATCTAAATAAGTAGACATATTTAAATTTTTTCTTTGTATTCTATCAAGTGCAAAAATATCTTCTGTGGATGATGGTACACTTGAGCCTGGGCTTGGTGTTTTGACCTTCGGAGCTTTAGTATTAGAAAAGAGATAAATAAGCCCAGCTAGTAGGCCAAATACAATAAGAAACGGGGCCCATATTTTAAGCGTAGCTAAGGCAGTTACCAATGATATTTCCCTTAATGATTTCAGAGCTGTTATCATCTTACCGATGGCCCCAAGTATAGCGGGTAGCACACTTACAAGGCCACCTGCCATCATTATCCAATTCCCATACATTTGAAACGTTTCATTTTCAAATGTATACCCAAGCAAACTCACAGCCCCACCTAAAGTGGCGAAACCACCTCCTAGAGTTTGAACAGAGATACTTAAATCTTGAAATGAGGTTCTGCTTTGATTTCCTAACTTCTTAATCGCAAGTCTATGCTTGGCTACTTGATTTGTTGCTTGTAAATATTTTAGCTTTAACGTGTCTAACAACCTTATTTCTTGCTGCTTACTAGCATTAAGGAGATCAGTACGTCTTTGCATATTAAGTAGACTACTATTGTAGTTGACTACACCTTGACCAAGACGTGTAAAAAAATTGTAGATACTTCCTAATGTTCCAATAAATAAACCCCATACTTTAGACATTAAATAAACAGATAATATAGTGCCTAACACATAGCCGAGAGTCTTTAAAACTGAGGTCATAAAACTGGCTTCGTCAGAAAAAACAAAAAGCCAACCAAGTAAGAAGCGCAAAAGATTTAGGGTATAATTAAAGAATAAACCTAACCCCTCAAATATGTAACTTAAACTAAACATAAGAGGTTGGATCGCAGCTTCTCCTATGATAGATAACCCATTAGCTAAAGCCTTTAATTGATCGCCTACTTTAGCCATGAAAGAAATAGTCTCTTGACCGCCTTCACCCAGCTCAAACTCTACTAAAGCCTTACGCCCCGACTTCCCTAATACCTCATTTATTTTTGATAGCTCTTCATACTTTCTTTTAAGTTCATTACTATCAGTTGCCCATAGTGACACATCAAGCTGTTTTCTTCTAAGCCCATCTATACTGTCCCTAAGCTCGTAAAATCTACTAGTCAACTGAACTAAAGACTTATCAGTGGATAAATTAGAAAATGCTAACTGAATCAACCCCCCTGCGGCCTTTGCACGATTACCTATTTTCTCTAATACAATACTGAAACCCTCGCCTATTCCCTGTGCACCCGAAAAATGTCTCATCAAGGCAACAATACCCAAAGACAATAATGCGATACCGCCAATCATTTGCCCAAGAACAATAAGAGTCGGTTTAAGAAACATTTCACCAAATGCCCTTAATGTGCCCCCTAGTCCTTTAGTCGCTTTTGTAGCGCCTTGTAAAGAGTACTTCAGAGCAATACTGAAGGTAGCCATTGCCGTTAAAGTAAACCCTAATGTAGTACCAACCCCTGTGAGTACTTGCATGGTACGACCAATAAAAGAAACAGAGGACGCTAAAGACTCATTGTTCTTCATTAAGAGATTAGTTGCACCAACCATCTCTTTATAAGTATCTAACACTGCATTAGCATATATATCATGCTGGAAGATCGTAGTCGCTAAAGCGTCTTCTGCGCTCTCTACTAACTCCATTCGCTTTGCTAAGGTCTTTAAAGACTCATTCTGAGCCTTAACAAGCTCTCCGTTATTTTTAGAGATATTTTGTACTAACTCAGAGAATCTTTTACTTGCTTCTGCAATACCGCCTTCTGTTCCCTCGGCTAACTTTAGAATAGCTTTTAACATAAAAGAAGCAGCTTCAGTACCAAAAGCAGTTTTTGCAATAGCTTCTGCGTCCGCCCCTTTAGTATTTTGTAGAGCTACAAACCGATCTACTAATTTTTCCATCAAACTAGAAATAGTTCTCTTCTTATATTTCTGATCTTGTTGATCAAACTCCATAATTTGTCTTTTGACAAATTCATCCCTAGCTAAGGTTACATCTTTAAATTGTGTATCCATTTCGTTGTTTAATTTGTCGAGATCAGTGCCAACACCGAAGAATTGTAATAATCTCTCCCGCTTCATACTAAACCGACCTTCGGACTTTAATCCTTTTAAAGTCCTTAGCTCCGACTTACCTACAACCTCTACAAGACTTAATATCTGTCTTGAGAACTGATCTATTTTCTCACCAGAGTTAGCTGCACTTAAACCCATTGTCCTAGCCGCAGCAGCCATTGCCATGATCTCTGCTTCTCTACTTACTTTTGTAGACTCACTAAACCTTGTATATGTTGCCCTTAGACTACCAAGTACTTGCTCTAAATCCTTAAAGCCAATCTTAGTCTTTTGAGAGGTCTTCAATAACATATTTAAGTTGTCGTGAGTCTCATCTACCTTACCCCCCAAAGTACCTAAAGTTAAGGTAGCAATATTTACAGCTTGCCCTAAATCAAGCTGACCGCCCGAAGCTGTGGCAAGTTGCAAAGTACCATGCAACATCTTCATTGCTTCTTTACCACTACGACCACTTTGAACTAAAGCTGTAAATGCGTCCGCTACCTCTCGCTTCGTATACTCAGTCGTCATAGCAAGTTCATCTATGGTAGACTTGAATCTCTCGAATTCTTCAAACCTAGCCGCAAACATTGGATTACGTTGAGACTCCCCTGCTAAACCCATAGTAATCTTTAACTGATTAACCGCAGTCTCCGATTCCACAAAGCGCCTAGTCATGTTATCGAATAAATTGTTTATCCTTACATTCGTATTCAGCAACCAAGTACTTAACTGAACTAAGCCAGCCTGAATATTAGATAACCCTTGCTGACTCGTCTTTGTCTGTTTTTGGTGTTGTTTTTGATTCCTAGAAGAACGATTAAAGGCTTCTGTCATCCTATCTAGCGCTTGAGTCACACCTCTAATCCCGTTCGAGATTTCCCGAGTTCCCTGTATCTTAAGGTTAATCGTTTGCGTTAGCTGTGGATTTGCCATAACTACCTCCGAGGTCTACTCGCTTCTCGTTCTTTATCTACTATTTCTTCATATACCTCTAAGTATATAGCCCTTTGTCGTGTGGGTAAACTGAGTATATCACATCTTGACCAATGCCAACGCTCTGCGATTGCAACTACTGTACGAATTAACGAATTTTGCGTTTTCTCCGACCATTCGTCCCACTTCTTGAGGGCTTTTGGGTCTTTCGTTGACCCAAATTGGAAAAACCCACAGTGTTCACCTCTGTCTTAAACTCATGTCCACATGAATCACAACAGATCTCCACTTGAGTCTCTACCCCAACAGAGTTCTCCATAATCTCATCGGCAAGCGCACTTCGATCTCGTACACTTAATCTACGTACCTCATCAGCACTCGGTATAGACTCACGCCCCTCGACTGAGCGTAGACCAATGGCAATTAAGTTCGTACCCATTTCATTCTGAGGTAAAGCAGCCAATCTCTCTTGAGAAGTTCCTTTCGGGAAAGCCCAAGTAATACGCTTGTCATACTTCTGAGTCTCTTGGTTATAGAACCCTCTTGGAAGATCTACAGTCAGCTCCACAGGCTCATTCTCATCCCACTCATATACGTCTAAAGCCTTGAGGTCTACAAGCTGGTGAACCTCTTGACCACAGGATGGGCAATCTATATTCATAAGTAACTCCGAGTCTCCACTCAGAGTACGAATTGACATTACTAAGAAGTCTCTGTCTGCCACATACATATTACGGACATACTTCTCATCAATAAGAGACAAAGGATCTCTCTTTTGCTCAAATACGCCTTCGATAGATTGAATACACCTTCGGAGTAAAAGAGAGATTGCCTTTGCACCATTATTGCGAACCTTGCGTGAGGAAAGGTTCTCCTCATCAACACCTGTCATTTCGTCAATCACGACTTTGCGGTATCGAATTCCATCAATTTCAAGTCCAATAGGTAGCACTACGCTATCATTATCTGTAATCATTTTATTGTCCTATGTTTTATAAAGTTTTTGAAAACTATTTCTAGGGTATGTCTTAGTTTTGAGAGATATTCTCTTCTTTGATTCCATGATGTTGTAAAACTAAGGTAGAAATTACTACATCATTAGACGTAGCGTCAAAGTCACCTACGGTGTACTCACTCGGCCAAGCGTCTTTTAAAGTGTATGTTTTTACAGCAAGTCCTTGCTTGTTTAGCAACTCAATTTTCACATCACAACGATATGATTTATCGCTTCCGTTAGAACTAGCAGGCCCATTAGTTACATCACAAACAGTCTTCATCCAAGTGTTAAAAGCGTCATCATCAGAAAGGCCACGCTCAAGAGTCACAGAGTCGTAACTCATCATACCCGCCATTTTTTCCATGCGGTCAGCCATATTGCCTTCACGATACTCTACAACTTCTACTGAAGATTGAATACCACTCACTTTTTGAAAAGAAGCTCTACCTTGAAAAAAATTAGTATTACTAGTTATGGTAACGTTAAATTTAAACCCTCTATATACGTCTTTATTTAACATATCTTATCTCCTTATCCTACTTGTACTTGACTGAACTTGAAGACAATAAATTCAGCAGGTCTAAGAAGGGCAACACCAATCTCTCCTACTAAAATTCCTTGTCGGATGTTATCTGCGGTATTATTTGATGAATCAATCTTTACAAAGAAAGCTTCAGAAGTAGAGTTACCTGCTAGTTCTCCAGCTTCAAAGCGCTGTGTGAGGAAAGATTCAATCTCTGAGGTTAGCTTTGCCCATAGATCGGGGCCATTGTTTCTAAATAGGCTTGCTTCACCAATGTTCTTAACTCGCTTCTCGATGAAGTTCATCATTCTGCGAACATTCAAATAACGGAAGTCTAAGCCACTGCTCAATGTACGAGCACCTAAAACATTAACCGATACGCCTGTATTGCTGTTATCTAAGATTCTTAGGCAGTTGATACCCATCACATTTAGATCACCATGCTGTGTTTCGCTTACTTCTACTTCTACATTTAGAATACCATCTAAACGTCCAAACTCTCCAATACCCGCAGGTGCAGAAGCAACACCACCAGTAGGCGCACCAATAGCGTCTACTCGGCTGTAAAGACCTGCAATTGCGCCACTTGGTGGGATAGTGATTGATTGAGTCTTACCAAGTACCTTTGGCACTTTAATATGTGGGTAGTACAAAGCGCCCCAAAAAGAATCAACACCTAAGCTAAGAGTTCGGTAATCACCAATAGAACCCGATCCTACACTATCAGCAGTCTTACCACTAGGTGCGTCCAAGATAGCGAACATATCCATACGGTACTTCACATAATCTAGCATAAGAGCTTGTGTGATATTCAAGCTAGAGCTTGGGAAAATACCGCTAGATAAGATTGAAGGTGGTACACAAAGAAGATTCACAGAATCTTTTGCGTCTAAAGCTTTTAGCGCCAAGTTTAAGTCAGTGGCAATACTGAACGAAGTTAGCTCTGTTTCACCATTTGTTGATAAACTGTGTGATTCTGCGCTAAGTTCACTTGCGCCAACCTGTTTAGCGTTTGATAAGATTTCGGCAGAAGGTAGAAGGTCTTCCACCTTTATGAAACGAGATCCTGTTTGCTCATCATTAATAACTGTTTCAACATAACTATCAGAGCTAGGATCTAATGATAATCTTGAGTAGCTTTCAACTTCTGTGTTGTTTTTCTTAACCGTAAGGTCATATGCAAGCACTGTGATAGTACCGTCATCAATTGCCAACGTGTTTCCGCTTCCGAGTGCAACTCCGCTAGTAAATATAATTTTGTGTTGGATACTTCCACTCACAATATCACTTTCCATACTTTCTATTTTTAAGAAGTCAGGAGCTATGGCACTTCCACCAATAGTACCACTAATAACTACGATGTCACCAACTTGAAAACCGCTAAGACTACTAACAACAACATCAGTTTGGCTATCAGCCATTGCAGATTTATTAGTAGCAGATTGACCAATCTCTGAGATAGAGATACTTAGGTTTTTACCTTCAAGACCATAGCTACTCTCACCACGATAACCAGCAGATACCTTCAAAAGGTTACCGCTTGCTTCATTGGTTAATGTATCATTCGCAGGGTTAATAGGAAGGGCTAATCTAGCACTACTTACAGCTCTCACAATGTAACAAGCAGAGCCACCATTCTCAAAGAATGTACGAACACTGTAAAACATCGATTCGCCATCAACCGCAGTATCACCAAATACTCGCTTAAAGGAGTCAAAAGAGTCGATAAAGATAGCTTTATTAGCTGGCCCACGCTTGGTAGCTCCAACAAACGATGCAATACTAGTAGAAACACCTTGTGGTGCTAATTCGGGAGTAAGAATCTCCTCGATGTAAACGTCTGGGCGTTTGTACGCCATAATTCACCTCACTTTTTAGGAAGAAACCAATATGTTTGGTCATCAAAAGCAACTACTCGACTTAGTGTCTTGTCGGCTTTGTCTGCGGTAGTTGCAGACTTGGGTGCATTATATACATATTTTGCTTGAGTAGCACTTGTTGGTTCAATAATTTTAATAGGGGTTGTCTTTACAATATTCGACTCTATTCTAACCTCATTTACGCCTTTTTGGTAGTCATCGTTATCTGTGTCCTCTATTTCAGCCTTTATACTGTACTCCCATGTCTTTTCATAGATTACAGTATCTACATCTACAGAGTCGGCTACACTAAAGCTCTCTCTGAATACATGATACGCTTGACCATCCACAGTCACTATGTCTCTAGGGGCATAGCGAGACTCTACCCAACGTGTTAGCTCACGATCCTCTGCGGCACTCAGCGTAAAGGATCTGATCTCATATCGAATATCATAAAATTCAGCCATCCTTCTCTTAACAAAGGTAGGCGGTGACGTAGAGTAGTCTACGTCTAAGGTGCGCTGTTGGGAGGAGTCATACATCTCTATATCGGGAGACATACCACTAAACATAATAGAGATTGAAGGAAACCTCTGTTCGGGTGCTTCTTCTATATCGGGATAATCTAAGAAGATCGGTACTGGGTTAAACCGACCATTTCTATCTCTTAGCTGCTTACCCGTAAAAGACTGAACGAAAGCGTCCTCTAATTTCCAAAATGCAACTGCCATTAGTACTTACCATCCTTCATATCGTCAGGTACGCCTTTTAAAAATGCATTGATTGCATATGCCATACCTATACGACTAAACTCTAACCAACGCTCAATAATCAAAGCGTGTTGCCTATTCCTAAAGAAAGGCAAACAAGTGTTATCTAAACCTTGTAACACACCACGATTCTTTGGCTTCTTATCGTTCGGATTGTATGTATACCCCTCATGGAAGATCCTTGGGGTCTTTTTCATCTTAGTGTGATAATTTATCCGCTTATCCCTATTCCTTTTTGGGATAACCATCACCTTAAAACTATCTTTATGGGCTTCGAGCTTGTACTTCAGACCATGCCGCACAATACGGCTTAAAGGATCTTTTATTGTTTTGTGTGGTGTGTGACCGTGAGTGTTAGATTGACTCTCAAATTCCGCAGTTCCTTGCAACTCTTGGACACCATGCTGTAGTTGGTGGATTAACTTAGGTATACGGTTCTCTAACCTCTTTTTGAACATAGGCATAAGCTTACCAAGTAACTGACTCTGCGTAAGACTCAGCTTACTCCGTATACGCCTAAACTCTTTGTAAGACGCATTGACCTTTACGCCAAAGAAAGTACCCGTAATTCTCATTGAAAATGGATCTTTTGCACTAGGCATAATCCACCTCCTTAGCGCCCAACTTCTCTCTAAGAAGAATATACACCAAAAGTGGCTCATCTCCTATACGACCCGTAAACGAACACTGTGTGATACGCCATACACGATTATCAAACACAATCAAATCACTCGTAGTGATCATATCCCTTAGCTTAGTAGATGTACCAAAGACCTCTCTAAGATAAGCCACTGGGATCGTTATTTCGGCATTGCGCTCAGAAGCTTCCCCTATGCGACTAAGTATCTCCTCTTCGGGCAACCTTGCCACTGAAGCCTTAATCTCATATGGAGACTCATATACACGTTTTCTTTGTCTATAAATACCACCTGTAGCACTTGGCATATACTTCAAGAGCCTTACCAGCTCTCCGTATGCTTTGTGCTGCCTTAGTAGCCCTTTTTGCGCTACATTCATCACACTCTTACTCATTGTACTTCAACACTTGCAGAAGATGTGTAAGAGACAAGATCATTAGAGTTGTAGATCGCTACACGATAATACCACTGACCCACTCCAGGCGAATCGTTGAAGATATTATCGTGATTATCGCTAGATGAATAGATCGTGGTCTTGGACGCAAAATCTATCGTACTACTTCTTTGTAGCTCATAGTAGTTGAAGTATTCGTCATACACGACACCCCATACCACATTCACCACATTGCCACTCACAGATACCGCAAAACCTTCAGGCGGTGTAATGGCCTTGTCATAGACATAAGGCATACGCCTACCAGTTCTTAATGACATTCTCGACATGGTGTATTGCTGAATCTCAGCACCCTCATCACCTCTGTCTCTTAACCTAGCTAGAGCTTCAAGGTATTCATTCTCTAGCTTCTCACCTAGACGTAACCAAAACTTTGGTCCATCTAGTGGCATTTGTTGTCTCTGCACCGTAAGTTGAGGAACAGTGACTATTTGATCGGGCACATCGGGGAAGTCTTCTACATCACCTGTAGCGCCCTCTGCACCTCGAACATAGCACATATTAATCGTACCACGAAGCTCCGCTAAGTATTCGTATTTAACGGGCAACGTAGCTACCGTATATGCACTATCTGTATCTAGGTTCAATCGACCTAAACCACTCTCAATACTATCAATGTAATAAGAGTCTAAGTATAAAGGTCTACCATCCTGTCTCGATGTATGACTGACGTTATCGTGTACTCTAGCCCTTATTCGCCTAATGAGTGAGTTAATATCAGCCATAATATCTCCATACTCTTAGATAGCTCTACCTAGATCGATGAGCCACTTTGCAAGAGGTTCGGGGAAGGTATAAACCTCTCCACTCTTAATTTCGTATCGTAAGTTATTATACTGACCTCTCATCGAGGTGGTAGCCTTTATACGAATATTTTTGACTGGAGCTGTTTTCGCAACCTTCACCTCTTGAACCTTTGGCTCTTCAACCACCTTAGCTTTAGGTACTTCTACCTTCGGCTTCTCTGCAATTACAACAGAAGCAATCTCTTGTGCGACTTCTTTGACTTCATCTGCGCTTTTCTTTTTACGTGTCATCATTTATATCCTCTTTGTTATAAATTAGGCAGAAGTAATGGTTACTGCATACTCGGGCTTGAGACATTCAACACCAAAGATTGAGTACCAAGCTAGACCATGTGTACGGCCAAAGTCTTCAACACCGTTGTCACGAAGTTCAACAGGAAGACTATCTGCAACGTATAGACATTGGTCACCGAATATACAAGCTTTGTAAAGATCTCCACTGTCACCACCTGTGCCATCAAGAGTGCTGTCATATCCTACATTTGTAGTTTCTGAACCAACACCATTTGGAGCGTGAGTAGTAACGATGAAGATCACGTCTTCCCAACGACCAATTTCACCATTAAATAGGTTACGAGTACCAACATATTGGTGAGCATTAATCCAATCTTGATCTCTTCGGAGATATGCAGCTTGGTGTGGGTGAAGGAAGCACACATAATAGTCACCAAAGAATTTAGGTGCATTTTGTGTTTGAAGAATTTCTACTGCTTTACGAATTGATTCAATATCAAAAGTCTCAGTAGGACTAATGCTACCTAGATTTATACCAGCAGTTGCGTCTGTGTCGAAGTTGTGTTCTTGACCAATATCACCCGCAGTGATTGCGCTTGCTACACCATTAAATAAAGCGTCACGAAGTGCAAGATCACGAACGACACCATAGTCACGACCCAAAAGAGTAGCCGCTTCTGACATAACGTCATCCCATGAAAGACGAAGTAACTTCTCAGAAACCTTGATAGCGTTACCCCATTCACTTACTTGAATACCTTTTTGGGTAGCTGCCATAGTTTGTGAGCCAAGAATGTCATTCTCGTCTAGTTTTCCACCTCTAGTAATATCATCGTAAGTGGTAAACTTAACGATTTCGCCTGGACTTGCGAGAAGTTCTTGTTTACGAACTGCAAAGTCTTCAAAACGCATAATACCTTGAGCGTTATGAAGAATATCTAAACTGAATACGTCTAGTAGAGCTGAGGGAAGCGTAGTAATAGCACTACCACTACCAGCGCCCATATCGGAACGGACACCTGTAGCAAGATTTAACGAACCTACACCTGAAATAGCCATAATTGACTCCTAACTTAAAAGTTAAATATTAATGTTTATCTGCGAACTGAATCTAAGGCTTGCGCCATTAGTTTTTGACGATACGCACTGTATTCGTCACGACTCATCTTAGAGACTCGATAACGATCAGCAGAAGCAACATTAGGTTGACTCATTTCGGGAGACATTGGACGAGGTACATCCTGCGCCCTCTCACTACGAAGCTTGTCTTCTAACTGACTTCTAACTGACTTCTCTCGCTCTAAAAGTAACTCAATGGAAGCGTCAATCTCTTCGGGAGAGCTGCCCGTTACCATTTCGGGGAAAAGTAAACCGCTATTCTCAATCCGCTTTTGCCGATAAGATTTCACTTCACTCTCACGCACTCTTGCTTCCGCTTGCTGTGAAACGGATTCAAGTTGCTTTTTAAGAAGGTCATTCTGTTCAGCAAGCAGCTCAATCTGCTTATTTACTTTTTCAATGTCACTCATATTAGAGTCCTGTAAAGTAGAAAGTTGGTCTTTCGCTAGTTTTAAATCTTCTAGCACCTTGTCACGCTCGGTTTGAAGAGTTTGGGATTCAGCTTTTGTCTTCTCAAGAGACTTGTATAGCTTGTCCTTCTCTTCTCTCCTAACCTTGTTTAGCAATTCATCTAGCTGAGACTTTGTATAGACTTCCTCAGAAGGCTTAGACTCAACATCTTTGCTATCGGTTGTAGGGGTAGGGTTGGTCGCTTGACTTTCTTCTGTGTTCGCTGGCGTAGTATTTGTCGTATCACTCATTTATCTATATGCCCTTTTATCGTTAGGTGCGCTTAAAATTTAATTAGCGGAGAATATCAACTTTTGGCGCTCTACGAGCGTGTTGACCTGCAGCGTTCTGCATCATCACAAGGCGGCCATCTTGAACTTTAGCCTTGTTTGGTTGTTTACGCATATCAAAGTAATCAGTCATACCACGATCACGAGTAGTAGCGTCTTGACCTGCACGATTACTTGGCTTTGCATTGTTTGCTGAGTACAAAGGCATAATGATTCTCCAATGTAATTGGTTTTTGAAAAAATAAAATTATCCATAGGGATTATCTATGATAGCACAAAGATAATCAAACTAAAATCGGCTCTATACTGCACATACAGTTAGGATGGGGCAAGTCAGGTAAACTAGAGTCAGTATATAAACCACTCAAAGTTCTACCGAAATCAGAGGGTAACACACTACTTACATCTGAACCCGTAGATACAGATAAAACCTCACAGACCTCTGCGCCCCCATAGCTCTTGTGGCTGGCACTGAGTCTCCAATAGAACAGATTCACACCAATAGCTTGCATTGCTTCAATGGTAGCTGAGTGCATAGCTCTGTTCTGCTCTGTACGGTTAATGCGACTAATCGACTTTGCAGCACACGCTCGATTCGCACCCTTTGAGTCTACTAAGGACTTCTTTAGTTTGCTTCTCTGTTTGATTCTATTGAGCATACCCAAGTCTAAGAGCTTGGTTAGTTCACCTTCCATTCTAGCACCAACACCTGCTAATCGCTGTGCGGTATTCATACCATCCTTACCCGTAGGTTGGTTATAGATCTGCAAAGCTTTTCGTTTAGCAATTTGGTTAATCGTAGCCATAGGTAAAACGTCTTTGTTGGGAAGACCTCGCCTTACACCAATCAAATAGGTTTTCACTGAGCCTTCTATGTTCTCAAGAACTTGATCCCTAGCAGAACGAACTGTACTACGCACCACACCCTCTAGCTCTCTCGCAAGAGCTGTCTTTTCGGGTGGCCTTAACTTACCCGTACTACTGTTACGTCTTGTATCATATCGCAGAAATACTGCTTCTGCCTTTTGAATACCATTCAACATCAAAGTCCGTACTCGACCATCTTGGGTAGGTAATCTATTCAGTATACGCCTTTTAGCGTCAGCAACCTCATAGTTGCGTTCACCCTTGCGTACACTTAAAGGACGTGCCTTCAAGATCATCGAGCCACCACTTACAGTCTTTACTGTATGTGTATCAGAAACTAACCCACCACCCTTGTTAGGTGATTGAGCTACAAACTTCTTTTTAGCCATCCATCATATCCGAAGTTTTAGAGTTAGAGATAGACTCACCTACCGAGTCGGGATTTGGTCTTCTTGGGTTAGGGTTACCACTTCTCTCTTTGGGTTTCTCCAAAGATGGTGGAAGACTAACTTCTTCAGACTCTGGTGCTTCGCTATCATCCATAAACTTCTGCCCAATAGAAAATTCTAGTTCAGCCAGTTCTTCTCTTTCATCCTCGATGTCCTGTTTGATCTTTTCAATCTCTCTTTGAGACATTCCCATCTTCTCCATCTCAAACCGCTTAGAAGTAATACCAATATCTAAGCGAGTGGTTGCTCTGTCCAGCTCAATACTCTCATCCCTTGGTAGAGGAGAAGGAAAGAGAACATGATTTCTATATTTGTTCTTCTCGTTCAACTTATCAAACTCACGACCAAAATCATTATCGGCTAAAGCTGTGATCTTCATAACCAAACGATTAATCAAACGAAGACCTGCACCATAGGTCTGAACCTTTACTTGCCTAGACTCTAACATAGGCATATATCTCATAGAGACTGAAGCACCCGTTTCTCGGTTATTGATATTAGAGGTCAAAGCAATCTCAGGCACACCGCCTATCTCATGCATAGCCTTCTTGATCCGATCTAAATACTCCATCGATGGTCCTAGCTCACCATTCAGAGATAGGTTTTCTACAGACGCATTGTCAGGTAGCCCCCACATACGATTTGCGCCACGCTCAAGCTGCGTCAACTTAGCACCCTTCACAATCGTGACAGGACTACCATGATAGTTAATCACATCACTAATATCTGTTGCCTTCTCATTGTACTCACGCTGCAAGTCAATTATGTCAACTAAGTCACTACGACCATAGAACTCTCCAGCAATCGGATAGTTAGGGATATGTACTATAGGGATTTCACCCAAAGGATTAGGCCGTTCAACCTCACCACCATATGGGGAATACTCAATCACCTTGTTGGGAAACCATCTCTCACCAAACCATTCCACATTGTGTGAAGGTATGTCACCGAAGGTATTCGTAGATGAAGCGTCACCATTCTTAAATCTTGGGAATAGAACTAAGATCGAGTTTACTTTCTTACGATCCACACCATGTGGACCACCAAACGATGGGAAGACATATTGTGAAGGCAATACATCCACTCTAGCATAAGGACTCTCAATCGGGTCATTCTCTTCCCAGGAAACCCTTATGAAAACATCACCCGTAATAGCTCCCATCTGAGCCATTTCAAAAGCGACTAGTTCTCGCTTATTTTTAGCCCATGTACCCTCCAACATTAGACGTACAAACTCTCTGTCCTCATCTTCTTTGCTTGGTGTTGCAGGATCATCGGGTATCGTCACCGTAAAGCCACTCTTCATCAGAAAGTTTACACTTGCGTCTACAAACCTTCTACAATAGTTCATTGTTACAAATGGCTCATTCACATCCCTAGTGTGATCCCAATGCTTACCCCTGTAGAACCTCATGTGTTCTCTATATCTCTGTAACCTAGCTGAGTGTTCTAACTCAGTCGAGGTGACTAGTTGATATACATTGGAGTCTGCACTGCCATAGGGTGTGCCAGCTATTATACCTCTACTCATTAATCCCATATATCACCTCAATCCCACTTTCGATGGACAATAGGTTCTCTGTCCTTGCGTATGCCTGTTCGAGTCGTTGTTGCGCTCATTTTAATCTGTATTGAAGATTTTAGCCACTCCCCTACACAGCTAGGAGATTGATCAAGAAGGTCACCCTTAGAAAGGGCTTTCTTAATTGCCCTAGCAGATAAACCACTGAGTTCACAGATCTGTTCTATTGTTAGTTGTTCACCAGCCATCAAACTTCCTCCGAGCACGACCACCTTTTATCTGAGCAGAATAACGCCTTCTTGTATCGCCAACCGCATTACCTAAGAAAGGGTTATCCGCAGTCTCCGCAGACACCATTTTGCGATTGATTAGATAGCATAACATCATTAGTGAATCACTGTAATCATCGTGACCATCTGAACCCGTTTTTTTCTTACCACTTGTTGGCGCTTTAACATCCATGTACTTACCACGCCAATCCTTCTGAAGGTCATACATCTCTCTGACAAACTTCTGCCACCTTCTGTATGAACGTGCATGATCACTTGCAGGATAGGTTAATCGCTGCACCTTGATCTCTTGGTAAAGTATCGTATACCCCTCGTGTTTAGTTCGTTGACTAAAGATAAAGGGTTGAACATTAATACCTTCTTCATACAAGTCTGCTTTTAATCGGTCAAAGATTGGATCACCACGACCAGTAGCGTCCACAATGATAGAACCTATCTTGTAGTTGGCTAGGAACTGAAGGATCTGTGGATACTGCGACTCATGGTCATCTCCCTGGATCTCTAACCAATTCACTATATGGGTGTAGTACCGATCCTCACCCGCAAACATGATTGGATTATCCCACCAAACCTTAGCTACAGTCACGACCGTAGAGTCATTGCTTCTACCAATATCTATGGACGCTACCATGTTATCTGTAGAGTTATCGTTGTAGTAATGACTCTCATTACGCTTGAAGTGGACAAACTTACCCTTTTTCTTAACACGTAGCTTGTCAGTCTTTTTGATACCGCAAGCGTCAAAGATCTCGGGTGCGATAAAGTGACCACGCTCTAACATCCAGTGTAACCGATACGACATTCTGAACTCATCAGACTCATACCCTAAACGCTCAATCTCCTTCTCGATGTAAGATCCATATCTTGGGTTATACCTAGCAGGGTGCTCATAGTCATATTGGAAGTGATTCGGTAACTCACCCTTGCCCACAGTCGCAGTCTTCTTTCTGTTTCGCTCACAAGCGTCAAAGAACTCATTTTTCTGTTGGTTAGGTGTACCAATCTTAATCATTGTCGCATTAGTACTTGCACCCATAGGGTGTATACTCTTACGAATCTTATAGTTTGATATGTCCTGAGTCTCTTCACAAATAATTAAGTGGTAGGTCTTACCCTCGATATTCGCTTGTGGCCCCGCACTATTAGCGTCCACAAAGCTGCCATTCGGTAACCTAAGAACCTTGCGACCACCTTGTAGATCAATCCCTAGTTCTGGGTCTTTCAAAACTTGTAACATAGTCTCAGACTGCATACGATTCGCCATACGACTATGCATAACGCCCGCCAACTCATAGTTGGGTGCAAAGATCCCTACCCACAAACCTCGTTTGAACTTGTTGATCCGATCATCCTCTTTTAGACCATCCGTCTTAGCAAGAGTAGGTAGAATAACTGATAAACCCACCACGACCACTGATACCGATTCAGTCTTACCCGACTGACGAGCAAATAAAGCTGTAATCTCTTCACCATCTTCAAGAATAACCGATTGACATATTCGCCTAGCGAACTCTTCTTGGTAAGGATATAATTGTATACCTGTTGCTTCTAAACAGAACTGAAAACACTTCTCTGCTATATCAAGCAATTCGGCTCTTGTTAAGATGTGGTTAGGGGCTTTAGGCTTTCTGCCTGTTGTCTTTTTCTGTATCTCCACTGTGACTACTTCTTTCGTTTTTTCATCTGCTCTTTAGCTTTTTTATAAAGCTCTTTGTCGGCTGTCTTAGAGGTCTTGCCACCTTGGACAAAACTAAGAACTCTCGCACGACTCCAAGCTGATTGAGAAGCACCTGGTCTTCTACCCGTAGCAAAAGCTCTAGCCCCTCTCTCATGTACCTCTCTAAGAATAGGTAAAGGATAACCAGTAGCCTTAGATACGGCTTTTATGTAAGCTTCCTTCCCTTTACCATTCATATTTTCTTCAATCTTCTTCTTCAAACCACTGCGCTTCGCTTGCTGAGTGTACTTTGAAGGCTTGGTCTTCGCAGCTTTATCACCTGCCATTGGCCCGTAGTTAGGTTTTCCACTACGTGAAGCCTTAGCTCTTCTACGGATCTGTGCTTCTCTTTTCTTCTTATCCTCATCGGAGAGTCCAGCAGTGTATTTCTTAGGTACTTTAGTTTTAGACTTAGACTTACTTGGTTTTCTAGCCATGATAGTTACCCTTGATCTTATATATATACTTAGTCTTATATATATATACTATATAAGGCAGACACCCAAAAAGGAACGAATTCCGTTATGACAAAACAAGACTTTATAAGAGAACTAGATAGCGAAGACCCCACCTATAAAAAGTTTTCAAAAACTTTTGACGCTCAAGAGGATGATTCTCAAGGCTTGGGTAAACCAAGGATGGAAGTCGATGAGTTGGCAGTCAGAAACGATCTGATCAGCCATCCCGATCATTATCGTCCAGGCGTGTATGAAGCAATCAATGTGATAAGAGCTTGGGAACTAAACTTCGCAATGGGAAACGCACTAAAATACATTTGCCGAGCTGGAAGGAAAAATCCCGAAACGGAGATTGAAGACCTCCGTAAAGCAATTTTCTATCTTCAGAGTCAAATTGTAAGTCTAGAATCTCATAAGTAGTCATCATAGACTCCATAAATGTCATCTAACTGCTCCATGACATCCTCAAGCTCTTCTCCAACAACCCAAGGAGAGAAGTAGCCGCCCAAGTCTAACCTAGCAAAAACCCCGTCAACTCTAGTCACAGCCATCATAGGCTTCACAAAGTCATCGTGACTCTCTAAACGATCCTCAATTGCCTTTAGTTGGTCTTCTGAAAAGGGCTTACCCATTGAAGGCAATGCAACACTAAGATCTAACTCTTTGTCTGTGATTGCAATTTCACCACCCGCATGAGTTACCTTTATTCCATCCGCCCTTTTCTTTTCTACATACATCAGTATTTCCCCTTCTTAGTGCCTTTACCCTTTTTCCCCTTACTAGAACCCTTATAAGACATAGAAGTCCTCACAGCGCGACCCTGACGTTCTGCTTCGGCTTTGGTTTTGTAAACCTTCCCTGTCTTACCCCAACGATACCCACCTTTTACTTTATACACTGGCATTATCTATTATCTCCTTCACCCGAAATTACACCACGTTCTTTGCGGCTCATTAGCTTCTCGATATTCTTATTAGCCACAAAATCGAGAGCTAAGTTTAGCTCAAAGGAGAGATTTGCTAAATACCAAAATACATCACCTAATTCTTTTGCTAGTTCCATGCGGTCTTCTTCACTCACCACACAGTTCTTATCACGAATAATCTTCTTAATCTTATCCGCAACTTCACCCGCTTCACCCGCTAAACCTAAAGTACAGTAGGTAAGCCCATGCTCTGTAGGGTACAAGGCGGTCTCTCTTGCTTTATTTTGATACTCATTTATATCCATTGGGAATCCCCTGACTAACCTTTAGGTCAATCACATCTATACTCATCTGATTTAACTGTTGTTCCATTTGATGAATGTCAACAGGGTTAGCGTCCCTTACTCTAACTTCAAGTAAATACGGCTTCTTAGTTTTACGTTTACGCTTTAACTTACGCTTACGCCTTACAACACGTTTAGCAGATTTCATAGGGGCGGTATCCATTGTACTAGCGGCTGACTTTTGGTAATCGTCTGTATGTAACAAAGACTGATACACAAAAGCACATAATACCCAAAAAACAACCAATGCCACACCTCGCCAAAAGTTACCTAGCATTTTTAATATCCGTTAAAATATCTTTCATAAAGTTCATAGTCACTGTCATGCTTTTAAGAGCAATTTGATTATCTGTGACTCCCTGTAAAATCTTAGATTGTTGCGCTTCTACCTTGTCTAATCGAGTCTTGTTCGACTCAAGCTCTCGCTTCAACAAAGCAATATCTACAGACTGCGAGTTGACCCATAACATAGCTGGAATCAAACCTACGCTCATCACCTTAAAAACCATGTCCATATTGACGTTCATTACGTACCTCCAAAAGTATTAGTGAGTATCTAACATATTATAACCCACACGTTGGTATGTTGAAATAAATCTTGAAGAGATTCAACATGAGTGCTATAGACATTTCCATAAGTGTACGCACACAGAAAGGAAAAAAATGAAAAAGTCAAACCCTTGGGAGATCATTTTGATTACCCCCAACTACATGGAAGCTAAAAAAGAAATCCAACTTTGGCTCGAACGTGGCTACGGCACCCAGTTCTCCAAAACAAATAAACAAATTATGATCAAAAAAGGTGGTCCACAGCAAAAGTTATACATGGTCAGAAAGCGAGTCAAACTATGAAAGAAATAGTTATTGAAGACACAAGACCCGACCGACCATATACATGGGTTACCCTTTATAACCCCGATACTGAAAACAAAGACCAACTTGCACACTTTGACTGTTTCCACGCTGCAACCGCCTACCTCAACACTAACGGATATTCCATCGTTTACCTAGATGATGATAGAGCCAATGGTGGACAATACTGGGGTGTACGTAAGTGGGAAAATGAATGAACCCTATTACCATCACCTTAATGGGCACCCCTGTACCCAAAGGCAGACCAAGATTCGGTAACGGTAGAGCATACACACCCAAAAGAACAAAGGACTACGAAAACGCACTCAAGGCACTCATTAAAGAACAAGACATACAAGGCCCTATAGAAGTCACATTACTTGCTGTCTTCCCAAGACCACAAAGACTTATGCCTAAGAAATACCCCGATGGACTCATCAAACATACTAAAAGACCCGACCTTGACAATATCATCAAGGCCGTACTAGACGCACTTAATAAAACACTCAAAGATGACGCTCAGGTATGCACCATTCACGCATACAAATACTATGCAGAGCGTAGTAACCAACCAAGGACTGAGGTCACAATAAAGGAAGCACAATGAACGTAACAAACCTATGCTGGATCATTATGATGAATATCATGTCACCTAATGCTTCGATCAGCTACCAAAAGAAAATCTCTAAGACTATCCCAAAACGAATGGCAATCTGCCAAGAAGTTGCTAAGGAAGCCATCAAACAAAAGGTAGACCCCATACTCGCCATCTCAGTCGCATATGATGAGACTCGATTCGAGAATATCACAAGCCATAAAGGCGCAAAAGGCCCATTAGGTGTTCTACCTCAATACCACTGCCCAAAAGAAGGTGAGTGCAACTATACTAAAGCAGGGATAACGGCACTCAAGAAATTCCTAGACCTTAATAACCAAAAGAAATGCAAAGCACTTGCCCAGTACAACAGAGGGCTTAAAGGGAAATGCAAACAAGGTCGATCAGAGTACAACTATGCACAACATATCATCGATATATACACAGATATTTTATACTTCAACCAAGAGAAATGCTTTGAAGAAATGGAACAGGATTAAGCCAATATAAAATATTTTTATTTTTCCCTATTGACCTACCTTAAATAGTGGGGTATATCTTGTATCAAGCTTAGTGCTTTTTTACTAAACACTCTCTAAGGAGAACACAATGTCATACGCTCACCTATTACACACTGCACATGAGTTAATCGATCAAGGCTTAACACCTAACGAGATCTATCCCACTATCGTTAAAGGTCACCTAGTCGAAGCAATCACACCACTCGCCAATGCAATGAAAGTCAAAATATCTGAAGTCAACGATACTACCATCGAAATCAAATGCAGAAGGAACTCAAAATATAACTCCACTGTGGCTGGCATAACTATCTCTGGACTCGCTAACCACCCCTACGGGGCAACCACCATGACACATACACCCACGAAGTCTACACTCTGCTTCGACTTCCCAAATAAGGATGAAGCACAATGAACTTACTAGATCATATGAAAAGTGGGCAATACCTCTTCCTACAAGAAGTTGTAGAATACCTCAATCAACACTACACAGGAAAAATCAATACTGAGATCCAAGGAGACTCAAGTGATCCAGCTCTCAGAATCACTGCATACAAAGATGACGAAAGAACAGAGATTAGCTTCTTCTTCTACCCCACATCCTTTACCAGCGTAGATGTTCACCTCTTTGTCGATCGTGCCCTGTATATCGAAGACAACTGTTGGCTCGATGACCTAGCACACTCACACAAAGAAACAATGACCGTTATGCCCTGTGATCTCATCCCACATGAAATCGGAGCTAAACTCTTACAGTATCTCTAAAAGACATTATTAACGGATATACAACATGACACACACACAAACACAATACTACCAAGAACTCTTACAATACACGACACACGAAGATCGAGATCTATGGCACACCTTCTCACAAGAGTATACACACGCTAGCAACCGAACATACCTACACCAACTCGCCCTCTTCGTCCTAGATAGCAATATCTACCGATGGCGCGCCCAAAGAGTTAAACATAAACTACCCACTACCCTACATCTCAATAAAAAACAGTCCGTACTCAAACAAATCAAACAAATACACACACAAACACAACAAGACTATATCCAAATACTTAAAGGCATACACTAATGACAACACACACATCATGCACCGTTCATATACAATACACCATACCCAACTACAGAATCGCTGAAGTCCTAGAAACTGCCATCGAAGCTGGTATCTCATACTGGGCCACTACCAAAATACCAAAAGAACAAAACCTACTCGAACTCAATAAAGACTGGTCACTCATCATTCACGAAATAGAAGACAACAAAATACATATCATCACACTACAGGATCTACACCAAGCACTACATATCATGGCTAAAGAATACCCCACATACCTGCAACTCATCATCCACAATGATGAAGACGCAGAAGTCGCTGACGTTCTCTTCCAACTGGCCGTATTTAAAGAACTCAAATATAACTAATACACACACCCCTATTCATACTTTTCAATAAGTACTAAGAATTGCGAAACACACGCCTAAAATTCTCATAGTACCAGCGGTCATACTCCCTTACTCGATCCATATTGCGCTCACGCCAATCACGTACACGCTGCAATCGGATCTCATGCTGACGCTCATCATGTAACTTACGCTCCTCTATACTCATACCACGTAAATGCACATGACGGTAACCACGCTGGTCACAGATACCCTTGCACCATACTCTCACCCTCTCATAACCATAACCACGACCCGTATCTCTATTCATATAACCCTCATCCGCTAAAACGGACATCACCTCCCGTATCGTTAAACCACCCAACTTCAAACAAATCGCTCGCTCCCTACATAACTCACGATCATATATATAATCACTCATATCCCAACCCCTCCAATGCACCCTCCCAATTGATCACACCATACAACTGAGACTTCTTTCTCCTCCTCACTCGTACACCATTCGCTGTATTACACTCCACCGTCTGCACTGTACCATCTCCACAATCCCATAACACTAAACCACAATGACCACCCCTCGGACGTGCACCCCCATCATAACCACGCACACTATAATCCACATCCACCATCCCTATCACAAAGATCTCCCCTGGACGCAAATACCCCAAATCTCCAACACGCAACACACCATGCCCCTCCCCCCATATCAATAACTGGTCTACTGTTCCCAACCAATCACCAAATGGCGCTTCACTCCAATCATCCGCCTCAAAATACTTCGCAAAGATCGTACTCAATCCAATCACACTCCATAATGGGAAATACTTCAGATTACTAAAACCACAATGACGCTTGTACTCACTACCCAATAACCTACGCTCACCCGTTACACACGTTCCCTGCACCAACTCCAATACCTCCTTACCACGATTACGACCAAATGGACGCTCCTCACATCCCAAATATCCTAACATCTCCCCCAATACACCCATACACTCCACACTCACATCCCCCTCCTTCTCCACTCGCTCCAATAATAACTCAGGTAATCGCTTACGCTCAAAATGACCACCACGACTCCAACCAAAATTCTGCAACAAACAACCCCACTCCACATCCCCACATATACCATTCACCTCCAAATTCCATAACACCTGGAACTCCTTTAACGTACGCTCCGTTCCCACATTAAACTCTCCACCCTGACTCGTGTAAAAACCATGAAAATTCAATCGCTCTTGCAGAAACAATACAAAACTACCCTTGTCTCCCCTTCTTAATGTCATCATATCTTATCTCTCTCTCTCTTGTCTATTCTCACAACTAATAAAACATATATACACACAAACCCACAATACCCAATCATACAAACACAATTTACCCTAGTGCATAATGGTTGGACATAAACCCTCTCAATTTACATTAGTGCATAATGGTTGGACATAACTCATCTCAGTTTACATTAGTGCATAGTGGACATAACCCAACTCAATTTACATTAGTGTAAAAGTTGCTTGCGCAGGTATGGGGGATGGGTGTCTTGGGGCAACTGAACAGTTGTTCAGTTGGTTTGACGGGTCAACTTCTCTCTAATCGCTAGCAGCATACAGGCCCGACTCAAACCAAAGAATGAACATAGTTAAATTAGCTCATATTTTAACGTAAGACGAAAGATAGCCACCTAACCACTGTATTGATATAGACCAGTGTTTTAACGTGGCTTAAAACGCAAAATACGGTTTTTGTGGGTTGGTGGGGGTTGGTATTCAAAAAGACAAAAAAAACCCTTGCTAGTGTGGAGACTAGCAAGGGCCTGAAAGGTCGTTTCTTTGTTTTGCTTGTTATCTCTCTATTTTGATAGTTACCTCCTCAAAGATCTCGTTTATTTTATCGTCTACTAGATCAGTGATTATGTAGTGATGATTATCAATGTAACTACTGACATAATCATCAATATTATCACCGAGATATATATTAATCCATTCACTCAAAGAGTATTGAAATTCATCATTATTTACGAGTTGTTCAGTTAATGCCTCAACCTCGTCATCAGTAAGAAGCTTTCTAACTTCTGTTAGCTCTTTAACTGTGTGTTGAAGCGCTTCTACTTGAGTAGTCAAATATTGTATATGCTGCGCTTGCTGCTTGTTTGTTTCGATGATGTTTTGAAGTTGTTTTGCTGAGATAAACATAATGAATTCTTTCTTGGGCCCTTGGGCCCTTGTTTAGTTGTTTAGTTGTTTAGTTGTTTATAGCTTTACGCTTGTTAATATCTGCAAAGTGTTCGTTTAGTAACATTCTTCTTAGATCGTTAGTCATTACCCTCCCCAAATAACAAAGAATAGACAATCTAGGGTATGAGGTTGTTCCCTCATAGCCCTCGGGTAATTCGGCTATATACTCATCATACATATCAAAGCTTGTTAAACACTCGATAATATATAATTCCTCTGCGTTCTCTTGCTCAAATAGCCAAATCAACAATTCCACATCTTGAGTATACATATCAAAATCAAGTTCATAAAGGCCCTTCAAAGCACCTCCGAAAGTTCGTTTTAGTTCGTCTTGATCTCGCTTCATTGCTTTACTCGAAAGTGTGTTCATGTTACCTCCTTAAAGGGGAGCCTCCAGCCGAGGCCCTTGTGTAGTGTTTTTAAGTGTTTACCTAAGTATTAGGTATAATAAAAAGAGTCTATAGTCTGTGATTAGTAAACCGATTGTAAAGACGATCTCAAGCGTACTCATAACGCTTGACTGTGTACGCTATAAGCGACAACAGATCGCAAGCCATTACACGCGATTTTACAAGTTGAACAACCGAATCTCACCGCGTCTCCCTTGTTGTTTTGAGGACATTTATATAAATTTTCAATTCCTTGAACCTTTACAAATTCATAAGTCGCACTATCTGCAATGTAGGATTTCCATCCTAACGACTGAGCGGTTAAGAGCCGAGGTATTGACTGCACACTCGCCAAGAAAAAGCCCTTGAATTTTTGCATGCTTTCTTTTTGAAAATCAGCTGTATAACTTAGTCTATCAGCATTTTGAGCAAGGTTTAAAATGTAGGCTTTACCCTCTGCGTTTAAGCGCCCAACATCACCCCAAACAGTCAAGCGAATTTTAGGATTATACGCTTTAAAACTGAGTGAACGACTATTAAGTACCTTATGCGCACTTTTGATTGCTGTTCTTATTTCATTGTTGACATAGCAGCCACCCCCATTTCTGACTGTAAATTCACAACTTAAAGCGCAGGCTATATCTTGTGCATATTGAGTAATTCCTTTTCCCTTCATTTGTCCTAATTTAACAAGCTCAAGAGGTAGAATAGTATATTGAATGAAATCTCCTTCAAGGCTGTATTGATCGGCTTTCATCTTCTGATTAGAAAGATTATTATTAAACCTGTTTGCTTGTGCAAATAACGCAAGGTTTCCGAAGACACGCAATTGTTCAATAATCATAATTGTAGCCTTGTAATTCCCAAGCGACAATATTTGCTTTAAATAAGGCTTTATATGCGTCTACAGACGTATATAAAATGATAGTCTCGCCATCATCGAATTTTACTTGATCAGTGAAATACCCATCGTTAGCAGTTCCTAGTTTATACCCTGCTTTAACTAGATACTTTTTACCTCGCTCTAAGTTGACAGAGTGAGAAGACGATACCCACGTAGAGCGCTTAAAAGCGCTCTTTTCATTGTGACGCTTTAACCGTTGTTTTCCTTTACTTGTTATCATAATCGCCTCCTTAAAGGCTAGTGTAAAGGCCATAGGCCCATGAAAAGAGAACAAGCGCATAAAGCGAGACAAAAACTAGTGTGGGAACTAGTCCAAAGTGAGAGAGAGAGTATTTAAGATCTTTTATCATGTGTTATCCCCTTAAGGATGAATGTATTAGACAAGCTCACAGTGAACTTGATAAACATAAGGTACATAACGAAATTCCAGAAGTAAATGCCATATTTTACTGTTTCTTTGTTCAGTAGTGTGAACAAGTGGATACACTGAACAAGTACACAGTAATTTGATCAGGCCCTTTTTAGATCAATTATATAGTCACAAGGTGAGAGACTAGACTACATGATTACTTGTTCAGTAGGTAATACAGGCCCTTTGTAGTCTCTTGTCTTACATGGTATTTTGTTCAGTACTGAACGACCTTTCAGTACTGGTGCGCAAACGTCGACTCTCACGACATCGAAGCTATTTTAGGGCTGCTGGTGTGTCGTCAAAAAAGCCCGCTATGACGGCATCCAAGGCTGCTGCTACGCGCGCCTGGGCGGGCGCGGGCGGGCGCGGGCGCGCGCACGTAATTGTTTATTGCAAAAAGCTCTTCCAAAATTTTTCGGGGCTTGACGACTTATGATAAATAGACTCATCCCTTATGAATTCTTAGAGTTTATCCCTTAGTACCGTTTATTGCTAAATCCCTTAGTAAAATTTTTCGGGGCGCTCATCCACTCTGTGTATAGAGGGATACTGGTATGTAGATGAGTTATCCACTCATCACCTTTATGCGCCTTATTGCCTTTAGTGTATATACGGTATACACCTCCTATGGGCTGAGGTGAGTGGTTGCCTTTAGCCCTTACCCTTGGCGGCGCTCATCACACCCTCCCCCCTGTATACTCATCATACGTATGTATGTTTCCTGTTGCGCCCCATAGAGGGTTGTGTTTCTATGGGGGTGGAGAGGTGACTCATCTGTTATATATTATTAACCCGCTCTCATCTATGAGAGCTTAACTAGTTATGTTAGTAGTAGATATGGAAGCCTTTGAAACGTCTAATCACCTCTCTAGCCCTTTGGGCCTTAGCCCCTCTCATCCATATCCCTAGAAGGGTGAGGAGGGGGTGGCCTTCCCTATGGGATTTTTTGGGTGATGGCTGCTCACCACTTGGCGCTTACCCAGTACCCTCTTGTGTATACCGATGAGTGACCCTTACCCCTAGTGTGGATTTTGGTGGGGTTCGTATTTAGCCCTGTGCGCTCGTCTAAGCCGACCACAGATCCAAGGGCTATTAACGGGGGTAGAGAAATGAGCGTATAACGCAACCTCACCCCCTCATCGAGGTTGTTCTACCAAAGGTAGGTGGAAGGATGGGTGGTATTTTGAAAATGGGTAAACTACTCTGCGCTCATCTGAGTACTGAACATCTGTCTTATATGTAATGACCTCCTCTACCCTGGGGTGGTCTTTTTTTAGTGTTGGCTCATCACTACCCAGTGGTTGACCTTACCCAACTACCCGCCCATCGACCATCGAAGGGGTGTGGTATTTTTTTTGCAGAATGTGAAAATAGTTATTGAAAACTATTAATAGGTAGGTTATTGTATAGAAGTAGTTAAGGCTCACAGAAAGAGACAAGAAAATGAGAAAGCACATTACAGCTAACACCAATCGCTTCGCTCACCAGCTCCGCAAAGCATACCCCAACATAACATGGGGAGAAGCTTTCAGAACTACGCTCCTCCTTGGTAACAGAGTTGAGTGTGGATCTGTTCAGGCTAACACCTCAGTGTTCGGTCAGTGGACACTAGAATCCCAGCACTCAGTCGCTGGACACTTTTGGGCGCTCAACAAACTCTACTCAGAGAGTGGAGAGTTCGGTAGAGCAATTACTTTCAAGAGAGTGGCACAAACATTATACGCTCTAACAGAGCAGGGCATAAGAGCCACTTGGTCAGAGATCCTTCTACAGAAGGGATGGAAGGAGAGTGTACGCAGAGAGATGATCGAGTGCTTCATCTGCGGCATTGACTCAATAGACACCACTGAGCGCATGATGAAGCTCATCACAGAACTAAACCCAACTCACCCTATCAAATATCCTAACTGGAGATTCTAAAATGGATAACATGACAATAAACGAACTTGTAGAAGACCTCACTAATGACAACCTATGGGCGCAACTCAATACTTGCTACTCAGATGTAGAGGATAATGAGGAGTCATACCTCGCATACCTTGTCGCTCACCAGTTGTGGAGACACCTCCTCGCACTTGTAGAACAAATGACCCCTACTGAAGCCCATTCCACTTGGACTAAACTTGAGATACCACAACCCTTTCCCTTTTGGCTCTTCATGCCGAAGCCCTCATACCTGGAGAATAAGTAATGACCTTTAATATACACCCTCAGTTCCTAAAGCTAATCGATAATATGGCGGTCAGCGATGAGCTAGAGAAGCTTTGGACATATCACGTTGTCGAAGACAACGCCCTCCCCCCTCATTACATATTTATATATGACCGCCCCCTCTCCCAAGAGGAGATGGATGAGTGTGGCCTAGAGTTCATAGAAGCTATGAGAGGGTTTGGCGTATATACCCATACCCCTGATGGCGCTCACTACGTTGGAATCGGGCATGATAGAGAAACCGCTATCGCTCATGCAGTATACCAAGCAATTAGATCTCAGTTCTATGCAAGCGGCTTCCCCTTTACCCCCATCATCACATTCGAAGAGATACTGGTAGTCGGAGAGGATGAATGTCTACCTACTCAGCACATAAGGTACACTACAGAAGATGAGCTTCAAGATCTCATCGATGGCATGGATATAGATGAGCCTGTAAGTCAAGGGTACTCAGATGGATGGGCCGTTGAGATCGCACCCTCTCAGTGGAGCTGGGGTATGACATTCCCTGAAGCCGTAGAGAGATTGTACCCTCTCATCCCAAAGTCATGGGAGATACACTAGTGACCACTCGGTATACGATAGACTATGAAGAGACACAGGCGCTAGAAAGCTTTCTAGCAGCATACCTGTCTGATCCATTTCCTAATTGGAGACTCGTTAGAGTCATAGAGCGCAAACACACTGAGACTTTTATTGTCGAGTACTATGAGGATGAGCAGTATTACTCAATCACTCGCAGCTACGATGAGGAAGGCGAAGCGCACTGGAAGATCACTGCTTAGGGTAACGTAGGACAAACACCTACAACCCCCTATTTTTTCTTGTATTTACCCCCCGTAAAAGTGGAGACTCGATGTCGTGAGAGTCACTGTTTTTTAAATACACCTATTTTAGGTGAATCATGGTTTTATGGGTACTTATAAGTAGCATTTTGCTGTTTAGGGGCAATTTCGCACCTGTTTTGCTGGGTGATGAGCCATAAAATACTTTTGAAATCCTAACATTCGATATTCGAGAGTTACTGAATGTTAGGATTTTCACTTTTCTAAAGCTCTCCAACTCACCAAAATCACCTCATCGGTTGACACTTTTGTCAACTCCGAAAAACTTAATGATTCCAAAGGTTTGCGAAGGGCGCTAACACTCAAGTGGTGGTGTTATGTATATTACGATGGGGAGATTGGTTTTTCTATGGGATGATGTATAGTAGGGGGTTTGGGGTATGTTTTGTTGGGGATTGTTGTATATTTGAGGAGTGTATGATGATTGTATGAGTGAGAGTGTTGTTATTATTGTTTAGTGTATGTGATGAGTGTGTTTATGTATGAGGGTAAGGGATATTTAGTCTTATGGTATACTGGGGTATAGATAATTAGTTATTAGGGGGTCATATGTATTCTTTGCGCGCTTTTTCTAGGATTTCGATTGAGGGTATAGTGGGTAGTGGAGTGGGAGCATTTATGTGGGAGCTGGAGAACTTAGGTGTGAGTCGTTTGATATGGGGAGAGGAGGAGAGTGTATTAGATGGAGATTGGGATATAGAGAAGTGGGAGAGCTATATGCTTGCGCTTTTTTCTCAGTGGCATTTAGGTGAGCAGTGGGGATCTCATGTGCCGATTACATTCTATGAGAGATCTGTATGGTCAGCGATGACCTTTGCGCTGTGGGAGTATAGAGAGAGACTTGGTATGAGTGATGAGGACTACCAGCGATTGAAGATGTTTTATGACAATCTTATGTCAGATGATATACAGCTCCCAACGCTCATTGTGTATTTTGAGTGTGCGGCTAGTCACTCACCCTTATCGAATACTCAGTTTGTGGCTCTTGACGAATTGTATGAAACGTGGCTAGGGTTAATGGAGTCTAAGGGCGTTCAGGTACTTAGAGTTCAATCCCCTAAAATCATGGGCCTTGAGAGAGAGTATTGGTCTGAGAAACTACTAGAGCAGATCTACTCATTTGTGCGGGCCACCACCTAAAAATAGTTTTCAAAAACTTTTGAGAGAGACAATGCAAATACTAAATGGAGACTCTGAAGAGATACTTAAGACATTAGACGACAACTCACTAGACTGCTTAATCACTGATCCGCCCTACGGTATGGGGAATACCTCATCGAAGAATGTAGAAGATTGCTTAAGAGCATGGACAAGTGGAGAGTCTTGGACACCCAAGGGTAAGGGGTTTATGAATAAGTCTTGGGATAGTTGGGTGCCTCCTCCCAGTTTGTGGAAAGAAGTATACAGAGTCCTAAAGCCTGGAGCGCATGGTTTAGTATTCGCTTCCTCAAGAACCCAAGACCTAATGAGTATTAGTTTGCGCTTAGCTGGGTTCGAGGTGAGGGATACTTTGATGTACCTGTACGGCAGTGGGTTCCCAAAAAGTCATAACGTATCATTAGCGATTGATAAGAAGTTTGGTCACCCTAATAGGGGTAGAGCAATCCCCACTGCGAGTCAGTATCAAGCTAGTGATGTAGAAGAGAAAAACAAACTAACGTCAAATCCTGTCGAAGAGTACCAAGCTAAATGCCCCGAAGCTGAGAAGTGGGAGGGTTGGGGTACTGCACTCAAGCCAGCGTATGAACCCATCATAATGATTAGAAAACCACCCGAAGGATCTATTGCAGACAATGTAATGACGTGGGGCGTAGGTGCAATCAATATCGATGATACTAGAGTGCAATATGATAACAGTGAAAATATCGACTTCACCCAAATGCATGAACAGAAAACTGCTTCTTATAAGGAAAGTGGGTGGACAGGTCACATAGCAAAAGTCGGTAGTAAAATTCAAATGCACAAACCCAAAGGTCGTTTCCCTGCCAATGTTATACTAGATGAGGAAGCTGCACTTGCGGTCGATCAACAAAGCGGTATTCAGAAAAGTGGTAGAGCTGGGAAGAAGAGTCGGGCTTGGGGAGTAGCTGGCAAGGGGCAGCTCTCCTCAGTCGAGGATGGTGTAGGCTGGAAGGCTTATGGTTCAGAAGGGTACGGAGATAAGGGTGGGGCAAGTAGGTTCTTCTATACATCGAAAGCAAGTAAGAAAGAGAAAGAAGCTGGACTACAAGATTTAGAGAAGAAAAACTTTGGTACATTAAATGGTCGTATAGACGGGTCGTTAGAGAAAACTAGAACGCCATCGGGTAAGAGGGCTAATCACCACCCAACGGTCAAGCCACTTGATTTAATGAAGTACTGCCTGCGTTTAGTCTGCCCAAAGGATGGCACTGTTTTAGAGCCATTTTTAGGCAGTGGGTCTACCCTGTGCGCTTGCGCTGTAGAAGGAGTGAATGCGATTGGCATTGAGCTTAACGAGGAGTACGTTGAGATTGCTAAGAAGCGCATAGCTTACTGGGGTGGTCAAGCTGAGGAAGTCGAAGTCAAGAAGAAAGACTTAGAAGACCTACCACTGTTCAAAGGTATACTATAAATAGTTTTCAAAAACTTTTACGACTTGGGTAGCCATGCTTCAATGTCAGGATCAAGTATCACTTCTTCAGGCGCTTTTTTACGTATGACTTTCTCCCCCGCAAACATAGACAGCTTATCAATCACTGCGGTCTGTAGGTCACCGATCTGTTCATTTTTGATCTGAAGCTGGATCTGTGAATCTCTTAGCCTGGCTATAAGTGCTTCTCTGTCTGCGTTAGCTCTTGACAGCTCCTCTTTCAACTCTTCTACTTCACTTGGATCTCTACCACTGGCAATGGCCATCATTGAGCTGATAGAGCCAGTTAAGACACCCAAAATGCCGATCAATACATCACGATTCTCGTCTACGATTTTGACGTAAGTGAGGAAGAGTATTAAGCCTACAATGATAAGTAAAAATACCACACTGAACCACCAACCTCTTCGAGCTTTGGGGTCTAAATCATTACCATGTTCATCAATCAAAATCCTAGATCCCTTCTAACTGTTTTGTATGCTTCGATGACAATGCTAAAGAAATTCTTGACATCATCTATCCACCAAAAAATGTGATCTATACCCCATGTAATCCTTGCGCTTTCAGTAGATATAAATGGCCAAAAGAATAGACCTAAATAAATAGCACAAATAAAGGCTAATCTGTAAAATACCCAAGAGATATGATCTTTTAACTGTCTATCTCTCATTCGGCTGCGGATCTTTTTAGCTCCACCTAGTCGCTTTACTTTGTCTGAAGAGGGTGGGGGTTGCAGAGAGTCAATCGTTGCACCCACGGCATAGATCTGTTGTGGTTTCTTTACGCCCTTGAAGCGATAGAGACCTACACACGCATAACGTGTACCTGATGGAGTAAAGCGATTAGTTCTACTCTGCACAGCTATCATAGCTTCTTTAGTCAACAAAACTTGACCCGCTCCACACAAAGACATAGTACGAGCAGTAATATTTTTAGCTAGACCTTCAAGTTCAATGCTCTTAGCTCCAACATTAGTAAATTTTTCATCTTGAACAACTTCTACAATTTTTCCCCAATGCATACCAATACGAGTCTGCAACTTAGTTTTTTTGGGAATTGATTGCTGGTAGTGCAAGCAGAAATTAACAGCGTCTATAGGACGATCAAAACTAAGAAGGAATCCATCCGATCTATCTATCTCTCGACCATTAAATTTATATAGTAGTGATCGAGTGAGTCTATCGTGATACTGTAACCATTCTGCTGCTTTTCTAGCGCCATACCGTTCTACAAACGCAGTGCTGCCGATAATATCTAAGAGTACAATTGCTAGAATTCTATTATTGAACTCCATTTTTCTTCTCACAATCACATAGTTCTACTATGCAGCATGAACAGGTTATCTCAGGGTCATCACAAGCACAGTCACAGTCTTCATACGTGCATGAGTGAGGTGGATGTACGTAACATGGGCATTTGTCGGGGCTTAGTCCGCAGATAGCGCATATTGTTTCATCAAGATCCAGTTCTTCAGAAAAATCTCTAAGTTTGTCAACTACATATTTATCTGTTGATAGATGTGATAGATCATACATAATGCACCTCCGAAATTGTATTATATCAATACAGATCAATAAGAAGTATGATTTGTTACTTATTTAAAAACTCATATTTTAAGTTTTAAAGGCTGTTATCTAATACACAGGTGTATCCACCTTGATTAAGCCTAAAACATTCGTTAAAACGCAGAATAAAGCCTAAAAAGGACAAGTAATGACAAAGCGTATTGTGTTTGAGGGGATATGGGGCAGTAATATGCCAAAATTTACTAACAAGTTTATTACAGAGAGTGACTTTAAGTTTGATACTGTAAAAGTGGGTGTAGCCGCCCCACCGTTCAATGGAATCAAAAGTTGGACTTACGCCCTTACTCAGAATATGGAGAACTGGAGAGAGTCAAATGGAGTTACACTACATGAGCGTAGTGTATGGGCTTGTTATGATTACGCTAGAGCATTGGCTAAGACAGATGAGCTTGCCCAGGCTGAGATTGACTTGTTCAAAGACATGACGCTTGGAATGGAGGAACTTAACCCGCTGCCCGATCTCATTGTCTATTTCCATTCTATCCCAGCAGCAGCTCAAAACAACTTAGAAGCCGAAGATTCAGTATGTAAAATCATTGGTGAAGAGGGATTGATGGAAGTGTCTAAGGCACTGATTGACTGGTTTGAGCGTATGCAAGCAATGGGGGTCAAGGTAGTAGAGATTGCACCCGCAGTAAATGATTTTGACCAATGGTTTACGTACGCTGAACCTATAGTTCTCAAAGCAATTCGGGAGGTAATAGATGGAGATTAATATTGATAAAGACGATCTACTAAAAGCTCTATTTGTCATTTATGTGATCATCTGCATTTTATTCACGTCACTGATCACTGCGTTTTTGATAGTTCCGTTAGCAATGTGGGCTAATTTGTATCTGTTCTACCAGCCCGTAGCAAAAGGTCTGTGTATGATTTCTAATGACAGAGATCGGTGTGTAGCTGTCATGGAAGAGATTGCAGAAGAGTTAGAGTTAAAGCAAGTTATTATCTACGAAGAGGTAGAACTCAATAAATTTGAGCACGTTGGTATTATTGAGCTACAAGATGAAGTTGATTTTGATATGGACTTAGATGAAGATGACTAGGTGTCTAGGTATTCAGCTAGAACTGCGGCACACAAGAGTATCGTCATTAAGCTACTGATTAGTATTACTATCATTAATATCTTCCTCTACGTAAGATTTGCCACAAAACTGTGAAGGCTCTTTTGGCGGTGTCAGGTACAACTCCGTTTCCCAACATCCTAAGCTCGTCAATTCTACTATCACAGGATTCGTACAACTCGGCATAGTCCATCCAATGGGTAAACCCATCAACATTTCCACCCACCTCGGATTCAATTTCCCCTTGTACCCCTCTTGATGATGAATCTGTCTCGGCATCGTGTCTAAGCGAGTCTTCCCGTCTTTCCGATTCGGTATTTGTTGTTTCATTTCTATCTCGTAACAATCTCGACTGATCGGGGTTGTCCACATTTTCTGATTCTCTTTTACTTGATCGGGTAATAGTGCAACCCATTTTGGATTTAAGATCAGACCCTCCTCTGAGTACGCCCCCTTCCAATCCCTTGACGTGGGGGTTGCCCAGTTCGTTTCCTTGTATATTTGCATAGACTTCGGATCGACCTGCTCTCTCAGATTCGATGGATATTTGCGGCCCTTTCTGACAGTTGTGGCCTGTCTCATTAGGGTTTCCGCACTTTTCGGGGATAGGTGATCCATCGTGTTGGGAGTTGCCCAATTGAGTTCTTGGTGGCTCATAGGGGTATTGCTCTGCTCCCCTTGGTGCGGGGTATGCTGTTCTGAAACCTCCACTTGTAAACCGAGTGGCATTGTGCTGACTTGACCTTTCTCTGCTCTCTTCTTCCACTTCTCCAAGTTCTCTGAACCTATTTTGCTCGCCCTTGGTGTTGCCCATGCTTTGAGTGATCCATTCCCTACCTTTGTCTGAGAGGTCATTTCTGACACCGAGAATAAAGACCCTTTTTCTTCTGTGTGTTGCGCCAACTTCAGCCGCTGAGAATACGCTTGACGTTGCTCTGTAACCCAATCTTTCCAGCTCTCGATGGACATGAAGCAAAACGGGTGTTCCTTCGGGGTCTGACCATTGGTCACCCTTGAGCTTTGAGCTGAGGATTCCCTCCACGTTCTCGAAGAAAACAATGGGAGGTCTTCCAAGCCGTTTGATTCCATCGACAATGTATGGCCACAGGTGTCGGGGATCTTCATCTCCGCCCCTTCTTCCTGCGGCACTAAATGGTTGACAAGGAAACCCTCCACTGAGGATGTCCACTCGTCCACTAAAGTGTTCCCAAGGGAAGGTTTTAAGGTTTGTGAAAATAGGCGCGGGGTCGATGATTTCCGCTTCAATCTTCGCAACCAAGTTTTCGATGACGAAGGCTTCGATCTCCACATAACAGACTGTGCTAACTGATCCGATAGCTCGTTTGAGTCCAAGATCAATCCCCCCGTAGCCTGTGCAGAGGGATATATGGGTAAGTTTTTCGCTATGATCCACATTCATTATTTTCCATGTCTTCTGTGTTAAATACATATCTAGGTGAATACCTACCAAGATATGCACTGTGCATATTGTGATCAAACCATTCTAACGCTAGTGTTATAGCTTGATATTCGTAACTCTCATCTTGTTCTGAGAAACTTGGGCTGTCTTTGACCCACGACTCAAAATCGTCAGTCAATATGTTTAGTATTGAGTCTACGCAGTAATAAACAATACCATCCTCAATTTTGAGGATACATTGATCGTATGTCTCTTTTGGTTCAAGGTATATCGTTTGGGGCTTCTCTGTCATCTGTAATCCATATGGTCGTCAAGGCGATAGGTATATCAGATATGCGTATCATACTGATCTCATCTTCCCTACCAGTTCTTGAGTATGAACAGTATAATGATTGAGCTGGAGAGTCTACTGTTTTACTGCGATCTACTCTCTCAGAGCACCAATCCTTTAGCCTATGTCTGACTGCAAGAACTATGCTGCGTCTGCGCTCAAATGCAACTACATCGGCACCGCACAATAACCAACCCGCATAACCCGCAGTATTTTTCCACTCTACATATGTGAACTCATCTTGTAACTCACCATTTCTCTGTATGCGCTTCATTGCTTTTGCGTCCACGCTTAACCACCTACCCCATGTGTCTGAGTATGCCCAAAAGTCAGCATGAAGCTTATAGTCCTCTTCCTGGGTGGATGGTCTAACCTTGTAGCCCTTTTTGATAAATAGATCCTTCAGATTATCTTCAAAAGCTCTACCTCTTTGCCAGCAAAGACCATTTGAATCATATTTGCTAACCGACATTGTCATTACCTTACCAACACTTTCAATATGACCCAGCAACTTCATCTTTGTAAAAGTCGGGGGATTGATCTGCACCTCTTTGAGCTATATCTCTTCTCGACATACAACCATCTAGCTCTACGCAAACACTGCCATGATAACGGTTATTGTGAGTATTTGAACTTTCACTGCTTCGGCCTTCTAGCCAAACACAGTTATTGTCTGCGTCTACCGCTATTATTATGAACGAGAAGTGCCTACCCATAAGAGACTCGTTAGATGATTTAGACTCGTTAGAATACGTACCCAAAGGGTTATATTTACGTTTACGGCTAAACCCTACTCCTCCTAAGTTTTCGCCTAAGTTTTTCTGTAATAAAGGAATCAAGTTGGGTGTCAGTTGTTTGTTATTCATTGTTGTGTCTTTCTATTTGTTTTATTGTCTTACGGGTTCTTGTCTTAGTTGTCTTTCTTTTCCCATCCTCTGACCATAAGGTCACACTTCATACCCTCATGTTCAAACATACCAGCCGCAGCCATTAGGTCTCTGAGCTGACCTTGAACCCTTTTTAGCTTACTATCGTTTTGAATCAATAAATGTAGAAGCGGTTCAACGGCTTGACGAGTTTCTTCATCACCTACTTTTTCAAGTATTTTCATTGCGGCATAATATTGTTTTAGTAAATTTGTATTTTTCATCTTATTTTCTCTTTCTTAACCCGTAGGTTGTTTCTTTATGTAACTAGGCCCGCTTGGCGTAGGGCACGAATAGCAAGTGCTACTTTAAAAGGAGTTAGTTTTTTGCGACCTCCTGAGTATTCAGAAGAAACAGCAGAACAAATTTCAGTAAAAGTAAGCTTTTTCTCTTCATTGCGAACAATATAGTTATAAACAAGTTTATTGTTTAGTCCGTTTTTTCCGTTAAAGATAACGGCTTGTAAAGTTGGGTAAACCTCAATCATTCTTTTGTTCTCTTTCTTGACCCGTAGGTCTTATCGTTAGTGATTGTCGCTGTTGACTTACAAGAGATACCCCATCTAAAAAGAGTTTTCAATAACTATTTTTAATTTATTTTTCATTCTCTTCTTTTTCAGCCCTTAACTCTTCAATAACCTCTTGTGCTAATTGAGCCATTGCACTGCGATACTGCGCTGTTAGCTTAATACCGACTGCAAAAGGACACTCACCAAATGAGTCACTATGAATGAGTTTCCATAGACCAGTTTCTTCACGACCTAAGCCCGAGTCAATCTGATCAGGATCACCAAGAATGATTAGTGTACTATGCGCACCTACCCTTGAGATAGCTGTTAATAACTCATGTGGTGTCGTATTCTGTGCTTCATCGATAATGACGACACTATTCTCAAAGTGCTGCCCTCTCAGCAACTCGAATGGCTTAAACAGAATCCTACCCTCTTCTTCAAGCTGGTAGAGGTGATGTTCGAATGTCTCCCCCATAATCTTTTTCATAGCAGTAAAATAACTGTCCATGTAGCCCTCAAGCTTTTCTCTATGATCGCCTGGGATTGCACCTATCGCATTGCTTTTCATCCCCACAAAAGTGGTAGGCTTACACAAAACAATGTCCTTAGCATTACGATGTAACTCATTTAATGCATATGCAAGGGCTACTGTCGTTTTACCCGTACCCGCACTACCAAGACCTACGATCAAATCATTCCTTTTCAATGCCCAAAATAGACAAGATTGCGCTCCATCCCTTGGTTTAAAACCCTGATACTGAAGCTCTTTTGTCTTCAATAATTCTAAATAACTAGTCTCATCATTGTAGTATCCTAACGCACTCTGTTTACCATCTTCTGTACGAAGACAAAAAAAGTAGTTAGGTAACTCATTGGCTTCTGTATTCTCAATCACTCCCGTTCTATAAAATTGGTCAATCTCTGTAGGTTCAACAATTAGTTGTGCAAGATCAAACATAGAATCTCCCTCATAAAATGTTACGAGAGATTTTATCAGATTACAGAGATAGAGTTATTGGAAAATGAGAGGAACTTAAAGAGCGTACTGCATTAGCGTATTGCTGTATCTCCCACTGTGAGTGGGAGTCCTCTCGTAGCTCAAGGAAATGCATAACTGCTTGTAAACTTGCGGTCCAATAACACTCCGTATACAACGATAGCGGCAGCACCATCCTCGCTTGCTCTTTACACACTCCTAGATCTAAAAGCTCTAAGTAACGATTGATAGAGAAATGCATAGAGTCAACATAGGTAAGCCCAGCTTTTTCTTGATCATCAACAGATCCTTTTGAACCCTGTTTATTTGACTCATGTTGCTCACGCCAATTATTAGGCAGATAGAATTCACTATTGAACTCGACATACCTCCCACTCACTTCATTCCATGCGCAGCCCACTTGGTGTTTCATCCACTGACGTAATACAAAGAGCGGCGCTTTAATATGAAATTGTAATGTAGCATGACGAAAGGGGCTAGTGTGCTTATGCTCCCATAGGTAACGAATGAGTTTTTCATCCCTAGCACCAATATCTTCTACTTGTTTTGCAAAGCTTATCCTAGCTGAGTTGACTACGCTTTTATCCGAACCCATCACATCTATTAGTTTTACAAAACCTTTATCTAAAACTTCAATATTACTCATCAGTACCTTCAATTAATTCTATAGCGGTCACACCATTTTTAGGTTCTACTCTAAACATAGCTAGTTGTTTTCTATTGAAGGAGTAACCGTTTAACTTATGCCATCTATCAGTACCACTGAGTGCGGGCATTGTCCACACTCGACAACCATTATACTCACTAACTCTTAAGACTAATGAGTGTAAATGCCCACAGAACCATTCCCAGTTACCATCACACTCCCCCCAGTCCTTTGGGCGTTCAGCAGACATTACACTAGGTAGATTATGGGGCTTGATAGAGTCACCATGATTGAAACCGAGAAGCGAGTCGCCATACCGAATATATGCACTTCCACGACTACCGTCTAAAACTTCAATACTATCATCATCATGGAATCTAGCGTCAATCATCATGCCTAGCAATGCGCTTAACATACGGTCGTGGTTACCTGTCATAGCCACAACTTTTACGGGTGCGTAGCTCTGTAAGTGCAACACTAGATACTCCATTGTTCGATATGCGATAGACATCATATCTACAGCGTCTATGTCGGTGTCCATTGGTGTACCTTTTTGGGTAGTTCCCTGGTAGTTATCTACGTGCAACATATCACTACCACACGTTATCACAAAGTACTCGGGAGTGCCCCACATAGAGTTCGCAGACTTCGCAGCTTCGGTTACAGTTCTAATCGCTCTATCTGCGGCCACTTGAGAGTTGAAACCATCAATCCCTCTCTTACCTATATGTAGATCTGTTAAACCCAAAACAGCTATGTATGGGTTACTAGATGATCTTTTCTTTTTCTTAGGTTTAGCAGCTTTGTGTTCAGGTATAGTATTCATCAAATCTTTGAGAAAATGGCGAATCCAATCTTCATTATCTAATACTGCTTCATGTCTTCGTAACCGTTTTTTTTGCGCTTTCACAAGTACACGTTGCTCTTTAGCCTTTAGGACAGATGTTGCTAACTCATCTTCTTCTGTCATAGCTAAAGTCTCGTCAGAAAACGGTGCAGAGTCGTGCGTTTTACCAAGCCAAGAAATTATAGACTTTATTGTAGCTCTTGAAAGCTCATATTTTCCCGCAAGTTGGTTTATAGTAGCGCCACCAGTTTCATTAGAATAATCTCTAATCAGTGAGTCTACCCTTTCTCGACTCACACGAACAACGGGTGGCTGATCGGGTAGACCAAAAAACAAGTATGTATCACTGGAAGTATCGAATATGTACTTGTCTGAAGGTTTTTCAAAAAACTCTGCTTTAGCTTTAGTTTCTATCTCTTCAACATCTTCATTAGAATCAATAATACCATAGTATTTATGGTGACCTTCGTATCGAACAGGCAGTGCTCCCTTGTCTGCCAAAGTCCTCACACGTCTTGGTGGTATACCTAGTGCTTCAGCCGCCTGTCTCTTTTTTAACCATTTCATTACACAACCTCAAAAATATATTGACGTTGCATAATAACTGAGATTTCTTACAGTTTCTATAGTTCACACGTTCCACCTGTGCAAGCTAACTCAGTAGAACCTTGTCCTTGATCAAAATCTTCAAATTCAGAAAGCTTTTGGAAATCAATATTTGGGAAGTCTAATATGCAGTCCTCATATTCATCTTGAGAGATCTCTTCGTAGGGCGCTAATTTATAGTTACCGCCATCGTAAGGTAGGAATGATAGCCCAACGATGTCGTCAAAGTTATCCCAAACCCATTCACCCACCTTACCCCAGTCGTCCTCTTTTACATAAATGGTAGCTGATTGATTGTGACCTCGATCCCTACACCAACCCTTCATTATTGTCAGATAACGCTCCATTTGATCAAATGAACTCTCATCGTTACGAGTCATCGAACCACTAGGTGACTTAACGGGGAAACGTGCTACCCATGTTTTAACATCTTTTTCATCAAGATTCTCTTGACCTACTTCAGGAAACATAGGTACACCTTCAGACTTCAATAATGCTGAGAGTGGATCATCTGCACTAACTCGAACGTGCCTAAAATAATAATCACTGTAACGAGGATGGAAACCACTTGCACAATCCACCATTTGGGAGGTGTTGCCACTTGGTTTACCGCAAGTTACTGCTGCTGGCATATTAATACCCAACATTTCAGAAAGTTCACTAGCTGTAGAGATTGCCACATCGTTTAATATGGATAGGTTTTCTACATTATCTAACAGAGTTGGATGGTCACATTGACCAGTTAGGTCCACACCAATTAATCTATCCTCTTCACATAGCTCTCTCCAGGCGGGGCGCAAATATGGAAAATTAGTAAATTGAGCTTGAGTACAACCAATGATCGTAGCAAGTCTCACCTTTAGCTTTAGTGTATCTAATGTGTCTTCAGGGCGAACAACTACAGCACTGAGATTGCAGAACTGACCGCCCCCACCTTCGCCCGACCAAGGGTCATTTGATTCTCTAAATCTTAAACCAATTTCATGGCAGTTATGGACGACTAATCCATTTGCAATAAAGGAATGTGTAGTCTCTTCAGTCAAATCATACACAGTCTCTACCCCCAAAGGCTCAAGCCCCGTAAAGTCTGCGACAAACTTATCTGCATTAGGTCTTCTCTTGTAAGAGTCAATAATCGAGTTAAGGGCTTCTTGCTTATCCTGTCGCATAAACCCAATCCTTTGTGAAAATGTGACCAAACTTTTACAAGAGATCATCAGCTCTGCTGATTCCTTACAGTAATAGTTCTTCAACCCCCCCTTACCATCGGGCATTATCCTAAAGCCCTCTTTCATTCGACCTGTGTATATCTTTGAATAAACATTAAAGTTTAATAATATTTGCTGCACGTCCTTCAGATGACCAATTTTAGTTGAGTGCAGTCGAATGGAAGCGCCCTTTTTCAAGTCGCCTAGCACACAGCCATCTGCTGAGAACAGAGCCGACAGATAAGACTTTTGGCATTTTTCTGTTCCTCTCCAAATTATCTCTGGAACTTTAGTTCGGTCATCAGTAGGCAAGTAGTCTCTCAAAGAAGCCGATTCTATGTGCTCTCGCTTGGTAGGAAGATATTCAGAGATATTAACCTCGTGCCCCACAACGCTCTCTATGCAGCTCTTGAAGTAAGAAGTAAGAGTTCTATCTTCGTGGTAGAAGTATAACCTTGGGCTTCCATCAGCAATAGTTCCATCACCTGCATACCACCCCGCAATAGCACCTATCTCCTCATTGCCCTCAGACCCAAACATCCCGCCATTATTACATATGTGAATTTTATCACCTAGCTCAAGATCTTTTGCTTCTACCCAACCCTTAGAGGTCATAACTCGGTGATCTGCCGTTAGCTTAACTTCGTAACCTTGCTTTGTAGTTAATTTAAACACTTGCTTTTCACCCGTGATGAAAGCGCCTTTATCACTAGTATAACCCTGCTTCTCAGTACCAAATCGAGAATCGATCACTAAAGTCTTAGGGTCATTAAGGAAGTCTTTTATCTGAATAAAGCCATCCTCTGTCATAACTCTAGTATCGCCTGTCACGCAGGGGTTAGATCGAGTGCCACCCTGTGGTCTTGGGGCATATCTATGCCAGTTGTCTATAGATAGACCTCGTTCACCACTCCCCGACTCTGCGAGTTGTGTCCACTCCCTATCGAAGACCTCTTTGCTTGGCCTTTCTTGGAAGTACGCACTGTTATTACTCATATATCGTTTGAGTGGGAAGTTACCTCGTTTCCAATCTTTGGCGTGACGCATTGACTCATCATCGGGATCGCTAAACGAGATCATAGCTGAACGTCTAACACCCCCTACGACTACTACTTCTGCTAAAGAGCAACACATATCGTAAACTTCTAGGGTTGTGAGCTGTCTTCCCTCAGCAGAGTAGATAGTCTCAATCAAGAACTCGATGGCAGCTTTCAATGGCTCTGGGCCACTTGCTCTTCCACCCTTGGTAACTAAGCGACTACCTCTTGGCCTAACAAGTGAGTAGTCTAGCTCAATAGAGCCGTAGCCCTTCCACGCATGAGTAACTACGAAAAAAACTGCGTCTGCCCAACCAGTAGCACTATCCCCCACTTGATGGGAAGCGACCTGCGTATCATCTATTTGGGCTACAGTAGGTAGCTTATTAACAAACTTACCCTCTACCGAAAAACCTACGCCTGTACCTTGCATTAGGATGTATATTAACTCACAGAAGGCTCTTAGGTTATCGATGGGTAGGAATGAGCAGTTATAGATTGCAGTATTATCAACAGAAGCAAAGTCTCCACTCGCCCACAATGAACGCATAGAAGGCATAACTTGCTGCTCTAAAATCATTTCTTCGATGAGGTCTATCTCTTCTTGCTGGACGGGTGAATCCTTAAACAAGAAACTCATTACACGACTGACGGTTTCATTCCAAGTCTCTCGTCTATGCTCAGACTCAAGCCAACGTGCATATGAGCGTAGATAAACAAGTTCTCCTAGATCGTTTCTGAAGTATTTTCTAGTCATCCTTTGACTCCATTGGGGAGACATCTATTATAGTCTCCGATGTAGATGGTTTTGAACCACCACCACTGCGCCCATATCCGCCAAACAATCTCGATATGACACCCGACCCCTTAGCTCGAATCGTAACTTCGTCACCCCCACCAACGGAGGTGATCTCTTTAGCGTCTTTCATTAGTTTTGTAAGTGTCTCCATTTCCTTGGAGACTTCGGGGTTGATTCCAGCGTTCTGAATTCGCTCTGACATAGAAGCAAAAAGAACTCTCTCCCCTTGGATCTGAATCACTTGATTGAGTAGAGCCTGCACGTCATTAGGTGTCTCAACCTTCGGTGTAGACGTTATCTTACAAGTCGAATCCGACTCGTATACTGGGCAAGTTGCGCTTAGGTAGCATGAATTACAATTCCGTAAGTATGAGCCAATTTGGTCTTGAGTTGCAAGCTGAGAATTTGAGTTATTTTGTATAACACTAAGCTGTTTATCTTTCACATCCCGCTCCCTCGTCGACCAGTACCCACTAACAAAATCTACATCTTTAGACAAAAGCTTCCATTGATGTAGATTCCATAAATTTACAGTCTTACGGTCATCGTTCATTAAGAGATTGTGGTCAAGTCCAATTGTTTCACATTTTGATTTGAGCTTAGTTCTAATCTGTTTACCCGAACCCTTAGACCCATGATACGTAGTTAGCTTTAGATTTCCTACGTACTCAAAAGTGACCCCATGTTTTGACCCACTTACCCAGTTAGAAGAGGACGAACTCCAAAATAGGCCTGTGAGAGCTGTTTCTTTGTCAGCCCTACCCCACCTATGTGTTTTTATCCCAAACGACTTTAGAGAAGCAATATGGGGCTTTATTTCGTCTTTAACGTCTTGTAACCCAACATCATTGGGAATACCTATGTGAGAACAGTTGTAAATATAGTCAGAAAAGTTTTTGAAAACTTTTTTTAGTCTCCCTATTTTTTGCTGTTCAATACTTTCGTTAGGTTCAAACTCATACTCAATAGGTAAATGGGGTGTCCATACCACGTCCACTACGTGCTGAATAGACTGAGCAAAGATAAAGTAATCTGCTACACGTTTAGTGATTCTCTGTATGTGATAAGTTTGTGCTTCTTCTAGTGAACCATGCTTTTCAATATCTTTTGCATGACGTAAGTCTGAGCTGGTCCACAGATATTTGATCTTAGACCACTGACTGGAGAGGTCATATTCTAACATTATGCTATCAAAGTGATTGGCAATCTGCTCAAACTCTTGAACTGAGAAGCCCTTAGCTACTGAGTAGTCAATAACCACGTTTTGAATACCAGCTTCAATCAAAAGACCTAAGCGATCTTTCCTCACTACTCCACTCAGATAAATTTTCATTGTCTACTCTTATATAGTTTATCTTATATATATATATATATTATAAGCGGCTTGTATAAAATTCATCGATAGATTTTATACAAAGTTACCAAAATGAAAAAATCTATCGATAGATTTTACCGTAAAATTCTTAGTTAAATTTTATCGATAGATTTTATAGATACTTTCTATCGTTTAATTTTGGACTTCTTAGCTTGTTCATCTGCTCTTTTCATTTTTCGGTCAACAGATTCAGCCCAACGCTTACCTTGATTCCCACCCCAAAGATCCCAAGCTATTTTCCCAGCACCAGGTGTACCATCGGGCTTACGAGAGTTTTTATTCTTCTCATGCCTAGCAAAGAAGCTTTTCATGCGCTTAATTGTTTGTGGAGAGACCTTGTTCCCATTCTTGAGATTGACAGCACGTTGGACACCCGAGCCAATACCTTGCTCTGAAGCCTGTTTATTAGAGAGTCCACCCCTACCATATTTTTTGCGGTTCTTTAGACCTCGTTCAGCAGAGTTGCGTACTCCCTGTGGGGGAATAAACCATTCATCTTTATATTTCTTTGCCATAGTGACCTCCTATTGACAGTATGTCACTATAGCATATTACAATCAACTCTCAGAGCTGGTTGCACCCACACTCTCATTCATTTTTACATTTAACAGATTAGCCACTGTGCTGAGACTCTGCTGGTTAAGATGTTGGAAGATTTGGGCAAGCTCCCCAACTACTCGAATCGCACTGATTTGATCTTGAACATCTGCACACATTCTCAGAACCTCATGTGCATTAGCTTGCCTATCCATCTTCAGGGATTGAAGATTGGTCACTGGCAGCACAGCCCCTTGTCGATTTTTAACAAGTAACACTGCGGTCACAATGTCATCGTCAATCTGATTCTCAGTGAGATCGGGATTAGTAGGATTAAAGTCTGTCTCTTGTGTCTCTTCTTGTGTCTCTTCAGAAGCAGTCTCAAGAGTTTCTACTTCAACATTATCGTCATTTTCTCTGTATTCAGACATTTACATCACTCCAAACGTCTTCTGTGGGTTGAAAGGTTATTTTTTGTCCTGAAGTGTCTACGCTTATCCGAGAACACTGGACTCTAGGGTGCTCTCGTTTAGCGACTAGGTGGTCAGTGACCGTAGCCCACGCTCCCAAACAAGCCTCTTCAGGGCTTCTTCGTGGTGAGTTAGGGTCTTCCCACCAATCAGTTAGGGCTTGTTTTAAAAGTGGCGCTTCATAGCCTACACCCTCATTTAAACGCTCTATCATTAGATCTATCTCGAAAATCAAAATACCACTAGGCATTTGCATTTTATACGTTACTGTAAACATTATCTTTTCTTTACGAAGATCCGCATAGCAGTCTTCTCTTCTCCATTTATAATTTCGGTAGCAAAGCCACTAGTAAAGTAAAGGTCTGAGCCACTGCTTGCTGCCATTGAACGTGCAATGGTTACAGCCTTTAACATCTGATTAACAGCACCAGCACCAATGGCAGTTAGTGTTACGCTTCTATTTTCATTTATGTTTTTGACGGTACTACCCGCCACTGAGCTAGGGTCGCTACGACCCGCAACTCTTAAGTTTATCTCTTTTGTGTCATTATCCATCCCTCAAGTTCCTCTCGTTGTTACGTCTTGTAATTTCTCTACTCACTGCTGAGTTCTTGAGATCATACCCTACTAGGATAGATTTTAACACCTTCAGATCGGCTTCGATAACTGCGATACGTACTTTCATGTTTCTCAGAACTTTGGAAGCACCTAACCCTATCTTGCGTTCTGAAACACTGTTACCTGGCTTGTTATATAACCTTAGGTCATATTCTAATTCATAATCACTCTTTGCTAAAACCAAAGCCCCTTCAAGCACAGAAACTTTTTGATGTGCGTAAGCAGTCATACTTGCCCAGTATGATAGATGAGCACTTACCTCGTCATCACTCAGCTTCCCTAGATCATTTGGGAATATTAATTCAGTGCTAGGGTGAGAGGGTGCATGAAGTCCTAAACTAGATAGAAGCTCTCTACTATGAGTACCAAAATCAATTACTTTTTGATCTACCATAGCTCACCTCAAGTAAAACATACACTACAAGCAATGCAGTCTTTAGCACGTTTTGATTTACTAGTCTTACAATCATCGACACGCATAGGAATAGTAGGCAGTTCTAAAGAGTCAATTGCTTCATCTATTTGATCCATCAAAGGCTGTATTCGGCTTGGATCATTTTTGATAAATAGATCAAGTTCTTCGCCAGTGTCTTTATTCACGTATAAGATAAACGCACCCTCAAATTTAGGTTTAATCTGAAGGTCATGCGGAGCACTCATATATATTTGTGCTTGCCTAGTATGATATTCTCTTGGTTGACCACTTCGCTTTAGATACCTAAAAGGTTGATCTCCCGATGATTTAACTTCTAACAAGTACCACTTACTATTGATCTGTAGAAAACCATCACAGTAACCCGATATTCTTTTCTCAGTCCACCATATTCTAGGTTCTACATACTTCCATTCTTCGGAAGGTTGGAAGCCTTCAATCACTTCCCCATTAAGCTCCCATTTCCCATACAATATACCCGCTTGACCAAGAACCTTATCTTGATACATGGCGTGTATACTATGCCCATGTTCAAATATCCTAAGAAGAGAAGTAGGATGGGGGTCAGGGCGTTTAATGGCAATACCAAGCTCATCTCGCTTCATCGTTAGATAATAAGCCCTTGGGCACACACCCCAGTAACTAATCTGACTTGGATGGAAGCGTGTAAGTTTATCTTCAAACCTATCTTGGTCAAACTCATTGGCTTTGCGGAGAAAGTGCTTCTCAATCTCCGCAGAAAGTGAAGGGTTTCCACCAGAGTTGTGAAGGTTCTTAATGATATTGGTTAAGCTCATTTACGCATAGACCCTTCGCCCCAAGCGTTAAGACCATGCTCACCCGCTAGGGTGTTCATCGCATTTACTAATGCACCAAGTTCTGCTTTTGGCAATCGGTCAAACTCAATACTGTTAATAGCAATCTGAAAGGCAAACCAAGCGTGTTGGTCATCGATACACTTAGCACCAACATCTAGCAGACTACTCTTGACTAGATTAGAGTTCGCTTCTGAAAGTGCTTTAGCGTCTTCTTTCTCAATCTCTTTTAAGTAGTTGTCATCTCCTTCATTATCATCATCGCTCAGTACAAGCTCTTGTGTATCGTCTTCTACGGGTACAAAAGAAGAAAGACTATCGACTTCATCCTTCAAAGCTCTTGCTGTGCAGCCATTTTCTGCAAGCTCGATAAGTTCAGGGTGCATATTCTCCTCTGCTTCTTGAATAGTATTTGCTTGTCGAACAGAGATTGAGTCTTTCTCAAGTGCTGACTGAAGAGGTGCGCTTAACTCTAGCAACCCAAGGCGCTGAGTAATTATGGTTTTCGACCAACCAAGCGCAGTTCTGAATTGGTCTACATCACGACCCGCATTGACTATACGCTGTATAGCGAGAGCTTCTTCCATCGGAGTCAAGTTCTTACGACTGACATTCTCTTGAAGATTCATGACGAGCAAGTCTGCTTGCTCTTGGTTATCTACAATTCTTGCTGGAATAGTGTCTAAAGCCAATTCGTTGCAAGCAGTATATCTGCGGAATCCATAAATTAGCCCATATCGGCCATTCTCTTGGAGACACACACCAATAGGTATCTGTACCCCTGTTTTTCGAATGGACTCAACCAAGTCGTCCACTGACACGTTTTTACGGCAGTTTACAATAATGTCAGTATCTATATCTTGTATGCTTATGTCTTGTACGTTCATTGTCTGTCCTTTTAAAGTTTTTGAAAACTATTGATAGTGTGTTGGTGGTATAAGTCAATAATCTCACCGAAGACTGAAGCGGGTAACATAACCCAATCCTTCTCGATGTGATTAGGTAATCCTTCTATGGTCAAAGCAACTCCAGGCCATTTAGAATTCAAGCTTGCCTGTCTCTGTAACTCTACAAGTACATCAGATGTAATTGTGAATCGAGCCTTATCTGTTAGTTTTGCTTGCCAAACAAACAAGCCATCTTGAAGATCGCCTTTGTAGCTAATTTCGGGCAAAGCCCCACTGTTAGGTGTAGACTTGCTCCTAAGAACCCCTTGCAAACGATCTTCATGTACGACTGATCGACTCTTATTGCACTTAGGTTCGTTATCATCAAAGACATTTGGCATAGGCCGCTTAGATCCAAGACTAGTCTTCTTCATAAGAATCTCCACCCATCCAATCGACTTCTCTTCTCCATACTTCGTCCTTGAGATCGAACATGACAGGCTCGTCATTAGCAAGCGCTTCGGCTGTCTTGGTTAAACCTTGGTATTTTTCACCATTTGGTAGTGTGTACCAAGCTCCACCTTTTTCAATCAGCTTCCAATATTCACCGACTGATACAAGCTGCTCTGCAAAGTTACTCGCTCCAGCTACATATGGCATAGAGTCTCTAAAATAGAGACTGAACAGACAGGATCTATTTGGGGGGGCTGTCTTATTCTTTTGCATGGTAACTTCCATGTCTTGTCCAAAGGGCGCAGAGCCACTTTTGTCTTCCATAAAACCCTTGCGTTTCACTTTGCATATTACGCTAGACGCAAAGTCTATACCTTTCCCCCCAGGCGAAGTTTCGGGAGAACCATACACAACCCCAAGTTTCATACGGATTTGATTAATAAGTAGGATAGTAGGAGGTACTACTCGACTCATACCAACTGCATTTTGAGCAGACACCCATTTCCGCATAGCTTTGTTCATCAATCGAGCTTGGACACCCATTTGCCACTTTTCTGAGCTTTGCTCTATCTCCACTGAGGGAGTCAAGTGCGCTACTGAGTCTACAACCAACAAATCGCATTCACCGCTTCTGATTACAGAGTCAGCAATATCAATGCCCTGCTCCGCAAACTCGGTACGAATTACATAAGTATTCTCACTCTCCATACCTAGTCGTTCTGCCCATGCATTTTGATATGAACCCTCAGCGTCAAACCACACCACACGCATAGGCTCGGGGTTATCACAACAGGCTACTTCAGCGCCATCTTGTATAATCTCGTTCCACAGTACCAAAGGGTTACCGCAGTTGCGACAAGTACGCTGGAAACTAGCACCAATCCTATGAGCAAGTGCGCTTTTACCACTTGAGTATTCTCCTTTTAATGTAATAATCGTACCAAGAGGTATGCCACCACCTAAAGCTAAGTCAAAAGACAATATACCAGTTTCAATCCTCTTACGTGTATTAAGCTTTTCTGACTGTGACGCTTGCACAAAACAGTCATCACCATAGCGCTTGTTAATACTTTTTATTAAGTCTTTAAAGCTCATTGGTTACGCCCTTTTTTAATTTCAGCGACTCTTAGATCTAGTTGCCTGTAAACCTCAGCCCAAGCACGTTCAAACTCTTTAGGCACATCTTGTATATCACAAGGCAACTCAATACTTGCTTCAACACCCGCGCTCTCATAGTTACCCAAGTTAATTTTAATAGAAGCTCCAGCTCTAACTTTTGCTTTCTCTTGTACTGTATCTTTACTCATTGTCTTTATCCTTCTTTTGTAAATTTGTCTTCGGGTATACCACCCGTTAAGCTGTCAAACTTTTTAAATATATAAGCAGTCATCTCCTTGGTCAGAGTGAACTTCCTATTATCTAAAGAAGCTTTCTTTCTGAAATGCTTAAATGCTCTCTTCAGTAGTTCTACTTCATATTCAGTGTAGAGTCTCCAGTTACTACCATTCCTATATTTCGCATTAGGCAGTTTCTTTAGATATACCCAGTGTACGAGCTTATCTTTGTTGACCCTAACTTGTAGCGCTACACCATTCATCGTATACATCTTACATACACAGGACTGGGTTTGGTCTGCACTCAGCACCTTCATCATACAATCAAATGACACGTCTGTAACCTCTTCCTCTACATATAGAGAGTCGTAACTCTCGGGCAGTAACATTTTGTTTCTTTTTATTCTTCGCTTGCGATTAAATTCTGCACGATATTCATCATCGCTTTTGTAACGATTTCTTCTCTGAGCTTTAATGCGATCTTTATTCTCAGCATAGTAATCTCGCTGGTATTCTCTTTTGTCCTTAGACATTAAGTTTCCTTTACTGTTAATGTTTTTATTGTCTTGACTTCGGCAAAGTCTACAAGCTCAGAAGGGTCTACATAACCCTCTGCTATTAAAGATTCTACTTTCTTTAGGTCTACTTTAGTCTCAATAAAGCGATCAACAGGTATACCTTTATGTAAAAGTAAGTGCTCAATACCTTCTAGGTCATACTTAACTCTTTGGTGTTGAGATAATACAGCACTATAATGACTGTCTTCATATTTGTTTGTGTCTTCTGCACTTAGCGCTAAGTCAATCCTAAACTTTAGGTCTTTTTTTTTCTGCTCAAGACCTCTTATTTGAGATTGAATCGCATGGTACTCGTAAATGAGTTCTTTCATAAAACTCTCCTTTCACAACCACCATAGATACCAATACATGGTATGTCAAAAGAAATTATATCCTAATTTTTTGTAAGTCTTTTTTCTAGCGCCCCAATACGCCATAAGAATTGGAATAGCAGAGTCTACAAAGTCTACCACTACTGGGTCTTTCTTGTCGGGAGAATCTCTGAGTATGCGACCCACACTTTGGGTAATGGATGTTTTGGGCGTAGCTAGAATCAATGTATCTAGTGCTGGTATATCCAATCCCTCTTGCGCCATTGCATATGTACCGCATATCACATCAGCTTCGCTTGCCTTTTCTCTCTCAGATTGCTTCATACCTCCTATGTATAAAGCACTAGCCATATCATCACTCAGCTTGCTCTTTAACAGCTCATTCATTTCCTTTGTGTGCGCAACCCTCTCTGAGAGAATAAGCACCTTTCTTCCCTTATTTAAGGCCCTTATTGCAAAATCTACTATTCTGTCTGTCCTTGGCTCTACTTGTGAGATCATAGTGACAAGCTTAGAAGTATTGACTTCTCCATTATACAAAAGATAGGATCGCTGAGGAAACACCGTTTCTGTGTCGATTCGCCATATTAATGGCAACCTTTTATGACCTTCCATATAGTAAGCAATCGGACCAATATGTGAATAGAATACATGATGTAATCCATCTTTACGCTCTGGAGTTGCGGTTAAACCTATTCGATAACTAGCAGTAAAGTTGCTAATTGCTTCTTGCCACATGGGCGCTGCGTACCTATGAGTTTCATCTGCAATCAATGTGCCGAACATCTCATACAGGTTAGATGGGTAATCTCTCTTTGGGTTTACAATAGACTGCACCATCCCAATCACAATGTCTTCATCACCCGTAGGCACTTGATCTCTTTGCCACAGCCCAACTTTCGCTTTAGGTAAAAAGGTCTTTGCTCTATCTACCCACTGGTCTACTAGAAAGCTTTTATGGACTAGCACTAGAGCCTTTCTTTTTAGTCTTCTTAATATCTCAAGACCCATTACCGTTTTACCCTTTCCACAAGGAGCAAACAATATAGCCCCTGTGCCTGGAGCGTGAAACACTTTTAGCATAGCGTTGACTGCGGGCACTTGTTCGGGTCTTAAAGATATGGGAGATAAGTCACTTAACTGGCCACCTAGAGTGATACTATCATCGGGATTAGAGAAGGACTCATATGCTCTTGGAACGAGCAAGCCCTCATCTGTCTCAATATAGCACTCACATCGATACTCTGCTTCGCCAAAGGTTAAAGCTTCTTGATCAAAGGCCGTCCAAGATCTTTTTAATGCCCAACCTTTCACTTTGCTTCTCCCCAAGAGTCACCAATACTAGGTTCAGCAATCAAAGGTACATTTAACTTTACGGCATTTTCCATTTCGTGCTGCAAAGTATTGCACACTAGTTCAGCAAGGTTTTCTTTAACTTCTACAACCACCTCATCGTGAACCTGACCAATAATTCTGAAGTCTTCAGAACTATAACCTTGTTCTCTTAGTGTTCTATAGAAGTTACGCATACCAATTTTGATAATATCAGCAGCACTACCCTGCACTTGTGTATTAATCGCTTTACGCTCATCTGCGTTCTTTAGACCAAAATTAGAACTATCTATGTTTCTAAGCGGTCGTCTACGACCAGTAATCGTCCAAGTGTATCCTCGCTTACGACATTCTGCAATCAGCTTGTCCTGGAACTCGGCTACACCTCTGTAGTTCTCAAAGTACTTGTCTATGTAGTCTTGAGCTTCTGCTGGTGTTTTATCTATCTGACCACTAAGAGTTTTAGCTCCCATTTTATAGATCAATCCAAAGTTGATTGCCTTAGCGTCAAATCTAGCGCAGTTACAAGCGTCTGCTGTCATTTGGTGTATATCGCCATTCTCTTGGTAGATTTTAGTCATTATAGGATCACCGCTTAGATGGGCAGTAACCCTAAGCTCTACTTGTGAGTAGTCAGCTACAATCAGCTTGTAACCATCTTCTGCGATAAACGCTCTACGGATTAGATCGCCTTCTTTGCTACGTCCACTAGGGATATTCTGTAGGTTCGGCTTACTAGAGCTAAATCTACCCGTACCCGTACCCCACTGATTAAATGATCCATGAATCCTACCTTTTGAGTCGGCAGTATCTACAAGCTTTTTACAGTAGGTAGAATACAGCTTTGAAGCTTTTCTATACTCTAATACTTTTTTGGCAACCTTACTGCCAACTTTACTTGTACCCACAACTTCACCCGAAGCCCAAGCTTCTAACGCATTTGCGTCCGTTGAATATTTGCCATTTTTACTAAGCTCCCCCCTGATACCCCATATGTTACCAACTAGATTATTAGATAGCCATTGAGTAGAAGCAATCTGAGCATGATCTCCAAAAAGTTTTTTAAAGTCTTTTTCTATGTGATCTACTTTATCTTTCAAAGCAACTCCTAGCTCTTTTAGGGTATCTACGTCTAGCCTAAACCCATAATGCTCCACCTCTTCCATAATAAGAACTAAAGGCATTTCTAGCTCATGGAAAACCTTCTTTAATGGATCGGATAAACAAGGGTATAAAGCATGAGCTAGTTCTAATAAAAGCACAGCGTCCTCTATTGCGTATTTACCCATCGTACCTATTGGTGCGTATGAGTTTTTCTTGTATAGCTTAAACTGCTCAAATGAACCCATATCTTTGTGTAATATGGTGGGCACTAGACTCTTTAAGCCATGCCCTCCCATACGCTCAGGTTCAAGCAACCAAGACACACATATGGTGTCCAATATCTCACATGAAAGATTTTCTACATCATAGCCCTCGTTGCGTAAAACTTTCAAATCAAACTTAGCGTTATGAATCCACACCTTATTTGCGGGTTTAAAAATCTCACGTATAAGCTTGTCTGCACAATCAAGAGGTGCATTACTAGGAATAGGAGAAAATAGATCATCTCCCTTCTCATGGTAAAGGGGTATATACCAGCCCGTATATACATCGCCTATTTTTACTGCAAAACTGAAACCTATCCACCGCCTATCCCAAGAAAGGCCATCGGTTTCGGTATCAAAGGCAAACTCGGTATGCCCCTCGATAAATGATAGTACATTTGCAATCTGAGAACTTGTGGTCAGTATAGAACTCTGCATTTGATTCCTTTTAATGGTAAATGCCCCGAAGGGCGGATAGATGGGACATCTAAATTCTAAGCACACCCATGCCCCCCTGTAGTGTTGGAGAAACCTATGAGCTAGGCAGCTTAGAAGGGAATAGGATCACTTGATCCATTGCTGGTTGCGCCAAACACTCGACTTTGATCGGGAGTGCCCCAACCAGCATTTTGGGCTTGAGTCTGACCTTGTTGACTCCAACTATTATTAGTACTTTGACTCCAATCTGCACCCGAAGAGTTAGATGAAGAACTCTGCTTGAATGGGTCATTCATATCGGGGTTAAATAAAGCTTCGAGTTCTTCTTTACTCTTTGGCTTTAGAAGCTCTAGGTAGTTGAAGGGCTTATGTACGTTAGGGTCTAATGGAAAGTTTTGTTCATACTTCTCAAGCATTGAACCACTGCCAGGGCTTTTGTCTCCCATACGATGGACTCTGAAGGTCTTACCACTGAGGTCACCCTCTCTTGCAATGATCTTTTCGAGTTGCGCCCAAATAGGTTGTGATCTCTTTACAACGTAAAGAGAAAGCTCATCCTTATGTACCGCACCATTTCGGTCTGTCCATTCGGCATGATCGATAACAGTAAGAACTGCAACTTTACTTGCCTTATATCCCATTTCTTTCAGAACATCTTGGCTAGGGTCAATAGGTTGTGTAAACCAGTTCTTCCAACTGCCGTTTAGCTGTATTTGGTACTCGTTGTACTTGAAGGGTGTTTGAATTTTTACGCCATCGAACTCCACTATGGGCGTATCAATGAATGTAATCAAACGATCTGTGTTATTCGGCATCCAAAATCGTTTGGTGTATTTCTTAGGTTGGTTCTGTACGAACCCAGCGTCATTATTATACCAACTCATCTCTGAACCTTTCGTCATCTATGTTGGTGGAGGTTTCTTTGTACCCGCAAAATAGGTATTAATCAATAGTTTTCAAAAACAATTTATATTAAAGAAGCTCCGAGAATAACTTCTACTATTTGACTTGGCGAACACTCACCAAAGTCCTTCTTATTTACAGAGCTTATGTGTGCATATCTAGTGAGTAATCTGCTACCAAGTAAGTCTTTTATTCGAGTAACACCACGTTGACCAGCTTCGTCTGCGTCTAGTGCAACTACTATGGCGTTAGAACAGGCTACTATTTTATGGGCTTGTGCTTCAGACATTGAAGCACCTAATATGCTTACTACGTTATAATCGTCTGCGTAACCCGCTTGTCTCAGAGCTTGATCTGCTAACATAGCGTCTAGGCTACCCTCGACTATCACAGTAGTCTTAGCCTGAGTTATCAACTGAGCACCCAACAAATGAGCACCCTTCTTCATCTCCCAGTAGTTTAAATACTTCGGTTTAGCGCCATTATACGACCTACCTACAGCACCCCATAATTGCCCTTGTGTATCCCTTACGGGTATTACAGCCCTTTTTTGTTCTCGGTCAACACCAACACCCCAACGCTTACCCGTTTCTAGCGTGATTCCCCGCTTTTGTAGATAAGGCGCAAACTTTCTTGAGTAAGGCTCAAACAGAGATTCATCTAAAGGTTTATCCTCTTGTACCGACTGCTTATAATATCCCATATGCTTCAGACTATTCAGTCCATCTCCTAGATATTTAGACTCCATATCTTGCACAGCCTGTAGTGCAGGTTGCCAGCTATTATCATGGTGAGCTAAACGGCTATAAAGATAGGAGAGCTGTCCACTCTTGAACCCACAAGTAAAGCAGTTCACCAAAACTGCGGTATCGGTTACCCTGATACCCATACTAGGTCTACTGTCATAATTGTTTTTATGTAGTGGAGTATACGGAGCTAGAGGGCAAGGGATACTAATATTCTCAGCACCCAACTTTGGCCTAAAGTTGCTCTTGGTTAATATGTCAAATACTGTTTCTTGTTTACTCATTAGAAGTCTACCGCCTTGAATGGGTCTTGGGCTACCTCAGCAAACTTCATATTATCCATATCCCAGTCTAACTCGATCTCTGGTCTACTACCCTCTCTCTGTTTTAGGACACGTAGTGTCATACGCTTATCAAGACGTTGGTCTTCGTCTTGGAATAAACCCAATATAATATCTGCGTCCTTAGCAATATCACCATAAGCAATATTAGAAGCGTCACCCTTAGCATTGTCTGCACTACGATTAAACTGAACCGTAGCAATAATAGGTATCATCACTCTTTTAGCTAGTCGCTTCATATCTCTTGAAATATTACTGATCTTTAACCAGTTATCTCTAGCTCTTTGGTCATCGTCCATCAGATACATACCATCGATAAAAATAATATCAGGCCTATGGCGTTCGATCTTTGCGGCTACTTGGGAGACACCGCCTGTTTCCTCACCTACAATCACCATCTGACCTATGGGCAAACCCTCTTGTACCTTATCCCTCCACTCAGCTTCCCTAAATGAGTTTAACTTACCGCTTCTTAGATCTTGGTAAGGGAGATTATATTCGAGAGCGTCAAAGCGACGTGCAACTTGATTACTAGGCATTTCTTTTGTGAAGTATAGAACCTTCAAACCATCACGATAGTTCTTATGGGCCATAATGTTGGTCAACCAGGTCTTACCCACACCCTGCCTTGCAACAACAAGAATAAACTCACCGTCATGCCAACCTTGGGTAGCTTCATCCAAGGTATTAAATGGGGTTCGATAACCATCAATACCGCCCTTGCTTTGGATCTCTAGGTAATCGTTATATCGCTGTTCAGCAGAAGCACCCCAGTCAAGATCTGCTTCACTTGCGGTAGCGTCCTCGATCTTCCTAAGAGCGTCACGTAGGTGATCGACTGCCTTCTCTACTTCTCGCTTATTTAGGTTGTCATAAGCACTCTGTATACCAGTTAGCGTAAGATTAAAGGCGTGTTTTCTCTTTAACTGCTCTACGTAGTATGTCAGTGGTTCAGGCGCAGGGAAATCCCAAATGTAATCATTGAACTGATTATTAATGGCTTCATCAGTCGGCCCAACACCATGTACTTTTAAGTAGTTGACTGAGAACTCCCATATCTCAGCATACATCCCATTGAACATTTCGGGTATGACTGCCATGTCAATCGCTTCTGCATACAGCTTGGGTGACTCAGCGCATTTGTCGATGATTCTTTTTTCAATATCCATGTCTTAACAATATCTTTTCAAACTTGATGTAAATAATACAGTCTCAGAGCAGACCAAGTTAGGATCTGCCACTACCATTTCGACTGCTCGGTGATTACGCCTTAGCGTGTCACGACACTCTTTAAAGTTCGTGAATTGCAAGCTATCATAATCAGATAACAACTTATTAGGTTCTTGGTCTATGTATACAATAACTGGTCTAAGAAGGTAGCTCACGCCCCATAACCAACTTTCATTCTTCTTAGAATACTGTTTCGTACCAATGTATAGCCACCTCCCTGTGTATTCCAATACACAATCAGAGTGAATCCACAAGGTGGGCACAACAGTGTTGGCTATGTTACCCCTCATCATACAGATAGCTCCTGAGTCTTGACGCTACCCGCAACCTTCCTACGATCAGCGCCCTTCATTTGACAAGCAACCATACATTCCATAGCCAAAGAAGCCGCAGATTGCTTGTAGCGCTCTTGAAAGGCTTTGGGAGATAGGTTGGTGGTCACAATTGTAGGTAAGCACTCCCTAGAGCGTTTTCTGAGCATATTCTCAAAACATAACTCAGCAAAACCACTCCCCTTACCTGAATACTCCTTCCCAAGATCCTCTAGGAGAAGAAAATCGACTGACTCTACACGCTGGACAACAGAGTTGTCTTGGTCGAATCGTTGACCATCGATGTACGCAACCTTCAGAACATCGGCTAGAACACAGTAGGTAGAGTAACCTCTCTTTTGTATCTCTTTCAAAAAGGCACAGGCTGTATATGTCTTCCCTATACCGTTAGAACCATATAAGAAAATCCCCCAACCTTGGTCATAGTTAGTTGTAAGGTCTTGTGCATAGCGTCTGAATATAGTTTTAGCGGGAGATTCTTCTACCTGTGACATTTCAGCAGACCAGTACCGTCTACCTATGTTCATTCGGTGTAGAGTTTCCTCATTTAGATTTCTTGGTTTTGGATTCACTGTCCTCATTTAACACCTCGATATTTTGTCTGAGAATACGCCACTTTCTTGCAGCTTCTCTTGCTTGTCTTGGGAGGTCAACGGTTAGTACTCTCTCTCGTCTGAGAGTAGCTCTTTTGCCGCTTCTTACTTGGTCTAATATAAAATATTTACTGTATCTGTCACCGACTTCTATCCGCATAGCATATAAACGGTGTAGGTGATTTGTTGGATCATCATTAACGACAATTCCTATTTTTTGTGTTTCAGTAAAAGACATTTTACCATCCTATCTCACCCCCATCGGGAGTGTCTTCTGTATCGCTAAACTGACTGCCCCACGAGGGCTTGTTGTCAAGTTCGCCATCTATCATTAACGGGAATATGGAGTTACGAAACCCCCAAAATATGGGCATACTAGGGTAGCCCTTAATATTAAACTTAGGCGCAATTGACTCCCAGTCAGCTACACACTTAGTGATTACATCAGAAACGACATCTGCACCATAAATACTGATCAGATCCTTGGTATGCTTCATATCCCGACCAAAGAATCGTGGGGGCGGAGACTGCCATTTCTTACGCCATTCTTGAGCCATAACAAACTCCATATCTTTAGCATTATATTGTTCGGGAGTCTTGTCGTTAAACGCTTGCAATCTGCGCCAATGTGCGGGTTTCGTCTGCACAGGCGCTCTTTTCTTAGACTTGTCTTTTGCCATAGCCATTGACGTATCTATCAGCTCTTTAAGTGGATCTTTGGGAGACTCGTCATGCATAGGTTTTGGCTTCTCTTCTTCAGCAACGGGAACACCAGCTAAGTCCTTTAGTGCGCCTAGAAGTGGACTGTAATCAAAGGTCTTATCACCTGTTTCAGAGCGAATAGGTATTAAGTAGCCTTTGTGACTGAGTGAACGAAGATAAGCCCTAACTGTTTGACCACTTTTACCTGTCTTCTTTGCAAAATACTCTGCACTAGGGAACTCTCTGTTACCAAACCAACTATGATCCAATAAATGCAATACCAGCATAGCTTCTTCCATACTGATATTTAAACTTCGATAATTAGTAAGAAATACTCGACTGACAGGCAGGAACCCTTCAGCACTTAGGCTAGAGAACTCAATCATTCTTACCACCCTTCAAGTAATCTTTTAGATCAACTGTCACTGAAGGTTCTTCACCCTTTATCATCCTCTCCATTTGCCGAAGGATAGCTTTGTCCTCTTCAGATTCAGCGCCATACAAGTAAATGGCTTGCAGAACCATTGCGGCAAGTTGCTTACCTGTATCATGCTTAAGATCGAGCACAAGTTTATTTTTTTTACTGTCTAGGCGTACCATGTCTTCTCCTTTGTCGAAACCTTGACTAACCAAAGACATATACCCTTGCCTACAAAACGTCAATAAAATTTATCTATGTTTTTTATACACCCCAATTGAGACAAGTGAACCTCTTACTTCTCTAGTCTGTTCCCAAGAGCCTACTTTATAGGGTAAAGCCCCACCGCCCATCTTGTGTAAGACCACAATATCCTTTTGCTTTTCAAAGTTAATCTTATTCAAAGTCGTAACACTCAATAAACTTGCATTACAGTCTTCTTCAAACTTGTTTACAAAACCGCTTGCTGAATACTGAACGCTTTTCGCTATTAACTGCTCATCACTAACGCTCATCGAATATATCCTCCCACCAGCAAGCGCAATCCCATTTTTTGGCAGTTAAGTGATGATGGCCTACCACACCAGTAAAACCATTTAGTAGATAGTCCTTGCTAAGAACATTATGGTTGTATGACCCATCAGAGTGCATAGGGAACTGATACGGTATATCTAAAACAGAACACAAGGTCTTTACTGCTTCTCTAGTAGCAAGCGCAACTCCAAGGCTAAGACTTAGAACACGTTTATCGCCACGACCTGTATCATTTTGTTTTACGGGAACTATATAACCCTTCTTTTCATAATGATCCTTCCACTTGAGGGAGGGTTGCTGGCAAATATCGATACCCACTGAGTAAGAGTTCACCCATCCTCCATGCCAAGCCTTGTGGTTTAGGTCGAGGTATTGATAGATGGTAGGTGACCCATCAATGTCTAAGCCAATACCTGCGTGACTAGACACCTCTCTGTCGGGGGAACTGAATACTCGATAACAGTGATGAGGATCAAGACCGCCCCAGTGAACAACGATTAAGTGTGGATTCCTGCTCTTCCTGCTAGAGAAGTGGCCAAACCTATGCAGGTCAAGACCCTTGGGTTGATCAAAATTGACCATTTTTACTCTGTCGTCAGTCTGCACCCCTACCCTTTGGTCATTAATCGTCCAAAAGGAGTCCTCATTTGCGATATGGTTAAAGGTTTTTAATATTAAGCCCCAAGTACCACGCCCAAGCTTCCCATCAACAATAAGGTCATTCTCAAGCTGAAACTGTTCTACGGCTTCTGCTAACTCACTGCTACTAGGATCTTCCCCTAAGCCTGGATAACAGTCCATTGCACTTTCGGGCATGGCAGATAACCAACCAATAGATTTTGAAGACTTTAGATTATATGAGCAAGCCGAAGCTCTAGTATGCCTAACACTAGATGACATTGGTTTTCCTTTTCTGAGAACTGAAGTGCTCTCCCTTATAATAAAGTATATCTTATATTATATATTATATATAAGAGCGACCCTAGTATCTCAGAACTACTTACGACCTAACCAAGCAAACCTTTTTCTTCTATCTAAGTAATCTTCATAGTCGTCATTATCATATGCTTCTTGTTCAAAACAGATCATACGATAAGCCTTTTTGCCATCTCGATATTTGATCAGCTTAAAAAGATAGTCTGTGTAGTAGATTAGGATAAAACCAATAATACCAGTCTCTAGGAACTGTTGGAAATGTATAGTCTCATGCCGTTTAGTTCTTTCAGAGATCTCTCTCCTAGAGAACACAAAACAGAATAAAGTAATCGCACTAATCTCAATGGGGGTCAACTTGCTTAACCATACGGGGATTTTACTATTCTCAAAAAACCAAGGCTTCCAATATCTCACAAGACCCCCCTATAAAAAGTTTTCAAAAACTTTTCTTATGCGTATTAAAAATATAAAACAATCCTAAAGCACTGTAATCTATCAAGGATCTAGTCTCCAAATAATTGTTCTACCTAGGCCCGCATAACCTACGGTATCTGTATAATTGATTGAGTATATACCATTGTTGCTGTGAGCTTTTATTGATATATCAATACCCGAACTCACACAATCTATAAATGCGAAAGCAGCGTTATCTCTGTTATTGTTAGACTGCCTACCCAAATCCCAGTAAACACATTTACCTAAGTTCCCTATGTTTTGGCTATTTGTTTCATCATAAACGTTTATATTTATATAAGCGTGTTTTGATGTGCCATAATACACAGCCTGTGCAGATTCAACAAAATAATAATAACCGCTAGGTAACGTTATAATATTATTTGTTATCGAGGGCATCCACGAGCCAAACCAAACAGTAGGAGTGTTTAGTGGCACGTTCCCAGTTGTTACATACGAGGTATTTGTCGTAGATGGAATGTAAACAAGGGCGTTTGGTGGCGCAAGGGCTTCTGATGCACTTACTCTATGACTTGGTACATAACTCATGGCTCTATCCTAATGACATTAATACGAGAGGCAGACTCAGCAGCATGAGCTGTTGAATAGTATGAGTAAACACGACACCAGCTGGTATCTGAGCCGTAATTCATAAACGTGTGATCGCCTACATGGGCCATCGAGTTTGCAAGATTACTACATAACCCCCATAAATTTTGATCTACCGTTGAGGTCGTATTCCGACCCGCACCACCACCACCCGATACAGAATCCGCAACAGTATAGTTGGCCCATGCGAAATTATGCAGTACACCCGACATTAACCCCCAAACGTAACCCTTCCCTGTGAAACCATGTCCAACTCCAACATTTGTGTTCAACCAGGTCTGAGTAGACACATCCCACTGTTGAGTATTTGATTGCCACGAACTGGACATATAGTCCTGTGCAAATGGGGAGATTGAGTGCAGTTTATTAGAAAAATAACTCATAGTTCAGATCTCCATAAGTATAACCTTGATTCGTTGACCCCATTCGTTAATAAACTAGGGTAGTTGTTTAAGTAATCTATACATTTAAGCTTTAGACGTATGGTCTGCCCGCTGCTAAAGTCCGCCTCGGCAAAATCCGCTGTGTGACTATCATGCCACGATGTTTGCCCCCTTCTGCCCACCAGACTTCCATCAGCTTCTAGTTTAAACTGATAGTTCTCATATGTAGTATAGCCACTCCTAGTTATAGCTAGTGTAACCCGCCCCAGGTAGTGACCAGCGTCTAAAATGAGGATGGTACTGTCGTTTGGATCAATGTTTGGACTAGCGTCAAAACAGTCCGCAACGACACTGTGCCATGTAAAATAATTATTAACGGTGGGCTGTCCACTAATTGCCACCTCAGCAATTTGAAGTCTTTTAGTGCTAAAACCTGTTGTTGTATCGGGTGCTACATACGACATAAATAACCCCCTAAATTAATAACCAAGAAGCGTTTGGACTAGTTCCATTTGCTACTAGAGTGATCGAGTCGTATTGAGCACCAATGGAGAAGTTTGTCTGTGCACTATGGTCGATGAACTCATTAGTAGCACATTGGATAGTCACAGCGCCTGTACCTAGCCGCTTGAACTGGTATTTAAACCCCTCACCCATATTTGTTGATGTTGCAGAAGGTAAAGTTAGCGTTACAGCACTTGAGCTGCTTATCGTGTAAATTTGTTCGAGTATTCCACTAGAAGCGGGCGCAGATAGAGTTGCAGCGCTATTTTGCTCTGAAACGACAGGTGCTGATCCTCCACCACCACCACTACTTTGAGCAGTCCACGATAAATTGCCCGAAGCGTCAGTTTTCAACACATCATCAGCACTTCCTAATGCATTAGGAAGTGTAAGTGTATAGGTTGCACTTGCTGAATGTGGCGGCCCTTTTAGGGTGACTCCATGAGAGTTGTCCTCGCAATTGAGAACAATTTGACCACTGCCACCCGTATTACCCTTGATAGTCACTTTTCCATTGCCATGCGGAGCAAATTCAATATTGGCATTAGAACTTGAAGTTATATCACTAGACCCAACATCTAAGTTTCCACCTAGTGCAATAGGCCCCGTAGCACTTAAAAAGTCAGTAGTGGCACTTTCGGCCGCAGAGCCAAGGCCGAGGTTACCCCTAGCGGTGGCTGCCGTTACATCACTTAAGTTATTTGATACCTGTAAAAAGTCAGTAGTATCGGAGGAAGCGGCTGACCCAAGTGACAAGTCGCTTAAAGATGGAGAAATTGATCCCGTTGCGTTAGGGGAAGAAGTTCCTATTTTTACTGTATTGTGACTCATTTAAATAGACTCCTAGTCTGTAAATTTTGTTAACGAACTTAGACAAGCTCCCAATTGTTAGACCCATTCCAAACCAAAGTAATCGAACTAAATTGAGCGTCTAAAGTATAATTACTAGCAGCGCCTTCAATATTATGTCCATTCCTAGCTATAGTAATCGTCCCTGTACCTACATTCTTTACTCGTATTTCTTGCCCTGCAACAACACCTGAATTAGGCAAGGTGACTGTAAATGTTTCATCCCCCGCACCACAGGAGTAATGATAGCCTGCTTGAGCAGTTGTATTTGATGTGATAGCTGAAAAATTCCATCCCGCTGTTCTATTAATCCATTGACTATTTGTACCATCCCAAGATAACGTCTGATTTGCTTGAATATTTGTAATATTTACATTTGATATATCCTTGAGCAAAGCGCCCTGCAAAGGAGCACTCACAATATATTGATTATCTTTATTTATAAAAATATCAACAAAACAACCATGACCCGCAACCGTCACGCTATTCACATATGTATTAGTATTTGGGTCATAAATTATGTTTGACAAGCTATTGTTAGTCTCAATGGTAAGACTACCTGGTCTAGTTTTGTAAAGCCTTTGTCTTCGTCCTTCTATTAGGTAACTAGCGTCATATAACTTATAAGTTACATCCCCGTTATAAGTAAGAAGCTGTAAGGAGGCACCAAATAAAGAACCAAAATTAAGGACACTTTGACTTGTATGTTCTGTAACATCCGTACCAGTAGTAGGAAACCTCCATCCAGTGCCACTAGCGCCATCATATACGATAAATATCGTACCCGTATCTGCGTCTACACTAATAGTTCTAAGTTTAGTAGAACCCTCATATATATCAACAATAGAAGAATGATTTTGAGGGGCCTCATTTGCACTAGACAAATCCGAGCTTTGCCGACTGAGAGCAACAAAGTCTCCATCACTTGGATTAGAAGGCAAAGTTAAATTATGCGGAGTTATCCAAGCCGAGACTTTAAAAAATATAAACTCATTTTTGTTGGCAGTAATTGCTACATTATTTGAAATAGTTCTTGCGCTAAAGCTACTACCACTAGGTAAGTTAGTAAGAGCTGAACCATCTACTTGGGGCAGTTTACCCGAACCATCTAATCTAACAATTTGGTTAGCACTTGTACCATGATCAAGTTCAGCAGCCGTACCTAGTGTAGGTGTACCCGACAGGTCAGAATATGCAAGTTGAGCATTGACAAAGTTAGAGTTATTGTGCCTTAGAACTTGCCCAGCGCTTGCTGAGGTTATTGTTACATCACTCAAGCCATCGAGTTGTGAAGCCCCACCCGATGAAGCTGTACTATTAATCCATTGACTGTTTGTACCATCCCAAGATAACGTCTGATTTGCTTGAATATTTGTAATGTTTACATTTGATATATCCTTGAGCAAAGCGCCCTGCAAAGGAGCACTCACAATATATTGTCCACTAGCGTTTCTCAAAATATCGACAAAGCAACCATGGCCTGCAACTACTAATGAAGCTACATTTGAGTTGGTTAAAGGATCGTAAATCTCAGTAGCAGAACCGTTATAACTCAAAATAGTTAATGTGCCAGCATAAGCCTTATATATACGTTGCTTCCTGCCTTCTATGACTTGAGAAGCTTGTGGACAATAAAACTCCACATTGCCATTACGAGTTAGTATATATGCTTTATTCCCAAAGGCGGTAGCAAAAGGAGTTACGAAAGTATTTGAGTCCTCAACAACATTTAACCCAGTGGTAGGAAAAGTCCATGCTGAGGTAGTGCTATCGTACACAATAAAGACAGTGCCTTGACCACTCGGTAAGTCTATAGTTCTGAGCTTGGTAGCTCCCTCAAATATCTCAACAACAGATGTTCCACCCGTTGGATCTTCATTCGCACTTGAGTTAGTTGAACTTTGTTTACTGAGTGCAACAAAGTCTCCCTCACTTGGGTTAGCTGGTAAAGTAACATCTATTCCCGAAGAGCTATTATTTGTTAAGAACAAGAACTCATTTGCTACCGCAGTTACAGTAGCACCCGATTCTATTCGAGTACTAAAGCTACTACCACTTGGTAAGTTAATGAGAGCTGAACCATCGACAGCAGGCAGTTTTGAGTTAACATCTAGTTTAACAATTTGATTAGCACCTGTACCATGATCAAGTGCAGCAGCCGTACCTAGTGTAGGTTCATTGTCTAGATCATTATAATCGTTGCTTGTTGCTACCGTTGATAAACCACTAGTAGGAGTGTAATCACCTAGTTTATGCGTTAAACCCGCAGGGGTTACGGCCTTTGTTGAATTTGTACCCGTTGCGGTTTCGGTATTATCTGCTAACTCCACGATACCTTGTGCTGAATCTGAAGCAGTGGGTACGTTCGATAAGTCCGCAAAACTACCACTCGTTGCTACTGTAGCAAGTGCGGTAGACTCTGTATAATCACCAAGTTGAGTATCTACATAGTCTTCAGTAGCCAAGTTTACACTTTTATACTTTAGGTGAGTACTCGTTGCACTTACTGTACCTGTAATTGCATTAGAGTTGGAAGCACCAAACTGAAGAGAATTATCTGATAGGAATAGGTGACGAACCTTCTTATCAGCTTTACCAATATCATAGGTAGCATTAACATCGGGAATAAGATGTCCATCCTTATCAAACTCCCATATCTTTTCGCTTGTGCCATCATTATTTGGGTCCGCCCAAAATTGAATAGTAGCGTCATCATTACCTGCGGTATCGACAACTTCTACCTTAGCTTGCCCCTCTTCAATTTTGTCTGAAGTGCCACCCAGTGCGTTAGCGATTGCTTGATCAATACCCGATAGGTGTGTAGTGATACTTGCATTTTGAGCACCCGTATAGTTTACGCCTGTATGATCTGATGTTATGTCATCTGACGTAGGTTTATTCGTAAGATCGGTGTAATCACCACTAGTTGCGACTGCATGGTTTGCAGTTTCAAAGATAAACCAATTACTACCTACAGAGTTAAATCGAATAAATAGCTCTTGCCCATTATTACTAATAGTGTGTGTAGAACCCCCTCCTGTACTACCATAGTTTACAAGAGAACCAGTGTCACTTCCATTTTGGACTATAGTAAGGTTACCGCTATTTTTGCGAGTCACCACAACTACGTCACCCGAACTTGCAGAAGATACAGATGGTAAAGTTAAAGTGACAGCCGCACCTGCACTTGCAGTTATATAGTAAGCCTTATTTAGTGTAGCGGACACATGACTAGTTGTAGGAATCACCTCCAAAGTTTGTGAGTAATCACCCAAAACACTGCTTAAACCCGCAGGAGTTACTGCCCTTGCTGAATCTGTACCTGTTGCTGTTTCGGAATCTGTAGCTAACTCTACAATACCTTGAACTGTGGCAGACGCAGTTGGTACATTCAATAAGTCTCCGAAACTACCACTCGTTGCTACGGTTGCTAAGTCTGCGTCTGTACTATCAATTTTATCGATTTTAGCAGCGTCAAATGTGCTACCCATATCCGTATTAACGATAAGATTATCACCAATATCCCAGTCAGTACCCGCTACACTCGCATTGGCTACACTGATCTTATAAAAGTCACCTTGGTTAGCATTAACTAATGCAGTGGGTATGTTAGCAGCGTCAATCGAACCTTTGTATTCGATACCGCCAACAATCGCACTGTTGATCTGTGCATTAAGAGCTTTTGGCGTAACAGCAAGGGTTTCGTTGTTTACGTCTTGAGCTTCTGTTGTAGTTGCTAAACGTACTTTACCCTCTACAGTCGTGGTAGCTGAAGGTACGCTTGCCGCACCTCCGCCCGATGGTGGTGTTAAATAAATAGTCATATATGCGCTCCCTATGGTAGATCAACAAATCCGCAAATGATCTGTGCGGAGGTATTAGCATTAGTTTTTTTGTATGAGATAGTTTTGACAGTCCCGCCATGTAGGTTTACAGGGTTGTCTAGGTAACCGCTATGCACCTTGAGCACACCTTCTGTGTATGAGGTGCTATCATTGGCGGCTGTTCTTGGCCTAAACTTAATAAACAAAGGGTCTGTACCTTCGACTGCAATATTAATTGTGACCATGACTTTACCAGCAGCAATCGCTTGACCCGATACAATACTGTAGAAGTCATCTGAAGAAATATCTGTCCAATCGGTAGAAGCATTTGCAGTAATATCGTGTACTGCTCTATATCGACCCTCTTGCGTAGGGTAACTGACTTTATTAGCGGGCATAACTGTCCTCCATTATTTTAGCGCATAGTATAACATAAGTTGTGATTATATCACTTGAAACCAACCGATGGTGGGATCTGCATATCTTAGAACAACACTATTCAGATTCACTATGATGAGATCCGATGTTGCTCCATTAATATTGTGCCCATTCCTAGCCACTGTTAGATCTTCACCGCCAAACCTAGATATTTGAATCGTATCTCCAAGATTAGCCGTAGCTGGTAACGTAACTGTTAATGCCGAAGCAGAAGTGTTCATTAGATACGACTTCTGCACCTCAGCAGTTACATTGGCAGTCAATAAAGACATAGGTAGAGTTGGGTTACTACTTAGAGTCACAGCATTTGCGTCAGAAGTGATTGATACATTACTACCCGCAGTTAGGAAACGATTTACAAATTGACCATTTCCATCCTTTACAAGGAGTTGACCCGCTAAACTACCCGTAATGGTCACATCGTTTAAGTGAGTTAAGGAAGTAACTTCTCCCGACCCTGGAACACTACCATATGCACTTTTTGGAGAGTACCAAACAATCAACACTGCACCCGCAGTCAAAGGGGTTGCGTTCACCCATGTTAAGACAGTACCCGAAAATGTAAAGTCTGTACCATATGTCTTATTTACACCATCTACGGTCAGTTGGAGAACGAAGTCTCCATCACGATCAGTCGCAACCTCTCGACCAAGATCAAAAGTGCTGACGACTGGGGTAGGTACTGTAAAGGTAGCCTTCTCCCATGTGGCCTCTACGGGTACAGAGATTGGATTCTCATACACTTCAACATTATTTATATTTGGATATACGTCTACTTTCATCGTGTGACTTCTCCCTCAATTCTACATCGACCTTTTAATAGTTTAGTTCGCACCCCCTCTGGTGAGGTGACCTCAAGGTCATAAACTGCTACTGAGGGTGGTAAATTTTGTGTTTGGGCATAACCAATCGTTAAGTTTATTGCCCCTTGATTCCCATAGATCTGAATCTGATCCGAGTCAGAACTAGATAACTCTAATAGAGTAACACTTGCGCCCGTTGAAGCCCTAATCTGCATTTTGGCAGTATAGTTCGTTAAGGAAATGGCTTGGTTCGCACTATTCTTCCAATATAAAGCTAGTTTGAAAGTCGAGCCTTGCTCAATCGTCATGTTATAGATACCCGAGATCATTCTTGCTCTCCTTCTATACACATATTCAAAGCTTCGCCTAGTTTGCGCTCCATCTCCATGCGCTTAATCATCCAACCCTTCGACACAGTAAATGTGCCATCGGGGTTAGCTACCATACTATTGTTTTCAATAACTATTACGTTATCGTCTACGTTTGGTTTTGGCTTTAAGCAACAAGCGCTCAAGCTCATTATCATGGCGCTTCCAACTAACAGCAACTTGGGTAACTGTTTTTGCTCTATAGAGTTGTTTGATTTCATTCTGTTTCTCCTCAACACTCGGAGTCTCTATTCTATCAGATAAATACTTCAATAGAATAGGGATTAGTGTAGAGAAGATACTAGTTAGTATAGTAATCAAACGTCTAGCCCTTGTTCGCCACTTGAGCCTACGCCCTTAATCGAGCCTAACTCTTCATCGATTAGAAGATCTAACTCATCACTCGCTAAGTTAGGGAAGGCTTTCTTGACTCGGTTATGTACCCACTGAGCTTTCTCTGCGCCATTCACTGAACGGTCTTCGATCTTACCCTTACGATATGCCCATTCTTCAGCACCACTTATGGCCTTGCGTACTGCGATTCGAGTGAGCACCTTATGCTCTTCACTCAGTTGAATCTTAAAGCGCTTAGTCAATAAAGATACACCATATGTGGCTAAAGCTGTAAGAAGCGCACCCAAGACTGGGATGACTTCACTAATGATATGTTTCATTATCTCTTCCATAATATAACTCCTTATGAAGATGATTTGGTGCTAGGGATAGCATAAGTTTTAATTGGATCATTTGTAGTGTTCATAACCGCACCGTAGTGGATGTTCTTGTCATCAGTTGAACTAACTCTCTCTGAAGGACGATTGATCTCAAGAGTAGCGGTTAAGTGACAGCCTGCAACTGGTGGTATGTATTGAACATCTACCTCATCATTAGTATCAAACATCTTAGCCCCATAATGCCCTGTGTAGAGAACAAAGACTAACTCATGGTCACCAGGCAGAGTTAGCTCATTCGCAGTAGGCATAGTTTGGCTAATCGAAGTAAGTGTAGAATTTACATTTCCTGTTAAATTAAGCGAATACTGACCCACAGTATCGTGAATCGTGTTTAACTCATTCAAAAGATCAATCTCAATACCACTATTTTTCTGTAAGTTCTCAGTGCTTCTAATAGGCGTGTTGGTTGTACCAAATACAGCGTCATTTAACATTGTATCAAAAGGGTCTGCTGCATACGTATCACCCATAGAAGCAGTCTTAACTTGACTATCTGTATAAGCATAATCACCATTTATAAGGGTTGATCCATGTGGCCCACCCGTAGAATCACTGACCATAGGGTATAAGTGACTCATTTTAGCCTTATTAGGGAAATTATTTGAAGTTGCGGGGTGCATAGACATTAAGTGAATAAAGGGCTTTCTATGCACATTGCTTGGTGCAGGGAACTCAATTTTAGTCATATTACCATTGGTACGATCATGCGCTAAGAACACCTCTGTAATACTCTTAGGTGCAGTAGAAGTTACACTTGATTCCATACCACTTGGACGAGTATGTAAAACTCTGAAAGAGCAATTCCACATCAACTTCTGTTGAAGACCCATTTCTTGTATAGCATTAAAGGTATCTATTATCGAATGAGTTATATTTTCATTAAAATTCATATAAAAAATTGCATGATCAAAAGAATCTCTTACGTTCACTGTGGAGTCCACCATTCCATTTGGCATTACCCCTACATTAACACGCATAGGTACTCCAAAGTTCAAAGGACTAATAAAACCTTCTCTATTTGAAAATCCGCCTAGTGCCGTACCGAGATCACCCATAAATAAGGTATCTACAGGATTATCTGGCCCTATTGCAGGCACTTGGTTTGCGTCATACCCACTTGTGTAGTTGTTAAATACATTGGTAGGCATAGTAAAGAATTCTGAGTAATCAGCGCTAAGTGTTGTATCTGCTAATCCAGTAGTAAAAGAGGTGCGTACTAGTTTTACAATACCTGCTACGGTAGTCGTATTAATAGCAGCCTTTAAAACAGGCACAGACCACGAATCAAAGTCTCTAGCTAAGTTAGCAGGTACGTTGTTTGCTCCACCCGCTTCCATTTGATAGTGAGTAAATCTTTCATCATAAGGAAAGTTATCCTCTAAGTCATTTACATCATTCCACATGGTTTCAGTGAAGTTGGTAAGGAACGGATTAAAGCCTACTTCAGCTTTAGTATCACCTCCCGACTGCTCTGCATACAACCTACTTGCGGGTAAAAATACAGGCCCAGGCGTTATCTCATCCCCATTTGTACCTACAGCAGGAAACGTAATTTGATTTTTTCTAAAAGTAAATTGAGTACTATCATCAGCAGTAATCGTGAGAAGCCCAAAGTCATCGGGTTCTGAGCCATGATATGGATAAGGAAGTATTGACTTACTTACTGTAAACTGTTGTGTTTCATCTTCAATCCCTACAGTTAATTGACCTTTGACCGTAGTCGCTGTGTCTGTACCAACCAACGGAGGATAAGCGTCACCTGTTTGTTGATTTTGTGTAATAGGCACAGTTATGTCAGGATTAAGATTAGTGGTGGTGTGCGTTCCAAACTTAGAAGGTACAAGAGCTGGGATAATCAAAGACCTACGACCAAACTTAGGATAGACCGTTACATCTGTTGTATAGCTTGCGTCATACGGATTATTATTATCATCGGGGTGCGGTGACTTAATCTTATGCATAGCAGGGTGATACCAATGCACGAACGGTTGCTTGTAATGCTCAAATGGTAAGTTGGTTGGATCGGAGTTACCTACCGTGGGGTTTACGTACAAAGGGAACTCCCCATTGTTAATAGGTGAGTCTTGTTGGATTAATGCCACACCACTACTATTTACCAATTTCTGTGTATCTCCAAGACCGTGAGATACTTTTAGTAAAGCTTCGATACCCTCTGCAAAGTTAATTGAGTTCTCTAAGATAGAGTGTTGGTGCTTAGGCATAGTCATCCAATGAGCCAAGCTCAAAGGCTCTACCTTCACAAATAGGTTTAAAGAGTCCACTAACTCATTACGTGGTACTCCTCTGCCATCCTCAGCGCCTGGGTAGAAGTCTCCTACATGGTATCTTAGTCTCATGGCCGTACATCGATTATGCCACAAGTCCATTGAATACGTAGGCGCATTAGCGTCATCTAGTGCAGGGTCTAAATGAGTGCCTATATCTTCCCTATCAAACCTATTCCAAGGCCCATATTTTATATCTGCACCACTTGACTGATCAAATCCTTTAATTCCACCCGTAGCTTGATACTGCTGTAATAAAGGCTTAGGATCAAATCGAGATATATTCGCAGGAATAAAGTTACTTGGATTCAATACATTTCCACTATATGAATCTAAAAACAAGTTGCCATTTTTAGTCTGTGATTGATTAACGGGAATTTGAAAGGCAGTACTAGAAGTATTAACTACAAGTTGATCATGCTGATCTGCTTGCTGTCTCGGTGTCTCACTAATCGTAAACAGATCCATGCTCTTATGAGCAGTGGTCTTAATCGCTAACTTCCTAAAGTTAATCCCTTGTTGGAAAGCAATCGCTTGGGCAATACCCTCATCCCACCCTCTAATCGAGAAGTCTGACAAAGTATTCGCTGTTAAGTTACTATTCTCTTGTTTATATAAAGACCAACCTAAGTCACTATCCGTAGCATTAACGGTATGTGAAGATCTGTTCCCTTTGTCTCTTAAAAGGTAAGAAGATGAGCCTGTTAAGAATGTGCCATCTGCATGGCCTGTGCTTATCGTACTCGCAGATATAGGTGACAACATCTTGATTGCACCCACACCATAACCCGCTTGGGCTACACTTGCGTTAGAGTTATTTAATGTATAATCAATTGCAGAAGGGATTCTATACCCCTCAGCCGTTTCACCTAAAGCAGAACCAATACCACTCATGCCCAATACCATCTGATCTACAAATGAGAAGTGGGCTGAAGGAGAGTTAAAGACTAAGGGCGCATTATCTCCATATAGAATCCCACCTCGTAAGCCATGAAGGGTTCGACTCTTCATATTATCTACAGATAAGTCAGCGTGTGTATGGAACACTCTTGGCGGAGACATAAAACGAGCTGGTTGTGCGTTAGTGTCGTTTGTGGCCCTTACAAAGCTATTTCCTACTGAAAGGAAAGCATGAACAATTGGACTAGCAGTAGTATCCGTTTGCGCTGCGGGATAAAAATACTCACTTAGTGTTTCATCATTCGCTAATGCGGCTGCATTAGTTTTAGTCTCACTATGAAATGCATTAAGGACTACAAAGTCATTAAAACTAAATCCACTAGATTGTAGTAAGAGCGCCTTTAGGAAAGACCAATATAAACGATCTAAGGTATACTCTTCGGAGTTAAAGAAGTGAGCAGGAGTTAAACCTAGCTCAAGATACGGTGACTCTCTTTTTAAGATCTTAGCAGCAGTGGGGACGGTTGCTCCAACAGACTCCCGCCAATATTGAGTCTGTAGTGCCCCCTCTTCGTTAGTAGCCTTATCGTCCGTAGCGTCAGCAAGTGCTTGGTGTTCTACTAAACGATTGGACTCAAGCAATGTATATATATGCTCGATATTTAAGTCAGTTAGATAGTTAGTTCCGTCATTATCTCCCTCTTGGGAAGTGATCAGTTTAGCGACTCTCACGCACCATCTTAATTGTGTTCTATGTGTAGTCTCTACACCTAATGCATTAGATTGAATACTACTGTCCTCACTTGCTGATACATCCTCTTCAAAAACTTGAACATAGGTGATCAACTGAGGAAGGTTACTTAAACCTTTGTGGGTACTAGTAGCTTGACTTGTCGTTGCATTATAAAGATTTCGGTATTCTTGTAGAGTGTTGGGCGGTAATATCACATATTGTGAACCCTCATTAGGAATAGCGCCAAACGGAGCACTCACCGTAATTTCACCATCGGCAACGTCAGAAATTAACTGTTCTTGACCATCCAAATTCCCACTTATAAACCTAAGTCGGCAAGCGCTCTCTGAAAGAGTAACCTTAGCAAACTTAGTGCTCCTAGACTCGCTTGGATTAGTAATAGGGTTAATAGTACTATACGGTTCAATTGTCTCATTATGTGTATATCCCGTAAGTCTTAATCCTTTATTTTCATTTACGGGATCGGGTTTAAAATTCTTATGCTCATCTTTTATAACAGTAGTTGAGCTTCCCGCAGTTACACTTCCTTTAAGGATGTAATTGGCATACTCACGATCTCCGCCATCTGTTTCACTATTATCAACAATCAACCCATAGTCAAAGATCACCCTTGAGTCTACGTTAGCAGCCCTTAACTCATGTAAGTCGATTACACCTTTGTAAGTATCAAGCCTTCCTAAAGTAATCGCAAAGTTTGTCTTATTTCGGTCATCTTGAGGGTTTTTAGTATCGACTGCGGTCATTGCCCATTCTCTAAAGTCAATTTGAGAAGGCCCATAACCCATCTTTTCTGCTAAGGCAGAGGTATTCTGAGCATGAAGGGCATTACTCATATCATTTAGATCTACATCTAATATAGGCTTACCCTGTTGGAAAACAACCTGTGTGTACTGCTTATCTTTATTAAAAGCATAATTTGGATTACTTATATTTGGTTTGGAAGCCATGTAGTTACTCCTAGTTTCTGATACCTTTGTTTTTGCCTTTATGCTGGTGCTTGCTGTACTTCAAAGTTTGCATAATGTATGGCTAAGTAGTCTAGTAAACGAACAATCTTAGCAGAAGCTAAGTCTTGAGGTAATGCTGAACTCGATAATGCGGCTACCATATATACAAGTACCCCATAGGTATTTACCCAACTCGTAGAATCAAACATTACCCTAAAATTATTATCTTTTGAACCCTGTGTAAAAGGAGGGGGGCTACCCGATAAGTCTGGTGTACCATTAAAAACAATATCATTGACTTGATTCGCCCACACCCCATCTTCTAGCTCAACCCAACCTAAAGGCGCATTGTTTGGATCTAAGGTATCTTCTACGGTTGCAGTAGTGACCACATAGTCGTAACCTTTATATAGCTCTACATTCCACCCTGTTAGCTCTTGTAAGGCTAACTCAAACGCATTGTTCGTGCCCTTGGATTTCCAAAGACTAATCGCATTAAGCGTTTCCCTTCTTCTCCTTAACTCGCCTAACTCAAAGTTAGTAGGCCATCCTAATAATTGGTCTATATAAGGAATAAAGGCAGCGTCTACCTCCATCGGTAAAAATCTCTTTTGACTAAATTGATCCAGTCTCTCACTGACCTCATCAATCACCCTACCAAATATTTGAGAGAGCTTGTATAGAGTATCATTACCTTCTTTTTTATCTACGACTCTAAGACCACTTGGGAAGTAGCGGAAAAGCTGGTCACCAAAAGTACTCGTACTTAAATTTTTAAGTGCAAATCCTCGATTATGCCCATTCAGTGGTGAGTAAATCCAAGTAGTAGTTGTGGGGCTATCTTCGGCTTCATAAAAAATAGTGTAATACCAAACATCTGCTTTAGTAGAATCAATATCATCTAGTTGGTCTAGTTTTAGACGATATTCACCCCTAGTAAGAGTACTAATAGTACTCGTATTATCCTCCGTTAGAACTATTTCAGCTTCACTGTCATCGTGTGCTCTGGGGAACTCTTTTAGCTTTCTTAATATCTTTAGTTTGCCCGTTAAAACATAGCCTGTAGGGTCGGGAAGTAATGGAATCGCATAGTACACACGTAAATGATCACCACTCACCGTATGTGCATTGTTATCATCAGCAATCAGCTCTGTCCCATCGGGTAAGTTACTAACCTCAACTCTTAGTGGTACGTTACGACCTAAGCTGGGTACAGACTCCGTACCTGCGTAAGACTCCCCAACAAAAGCAAATTGCCAATACTCATGGGTAGCCATCAAATACCTCCTTCAAAGTTCAAAACAATTTCAGCGCTATTTAGAGTAAAATCGTTTTGAATAGGAGAAGCGATTAACTCATGTGGCTTTGCTTCAATATTACCTAAGTAGTTATCAACCGAGAACTCCCAAATATCACCCTCGTTAGGTGTAGGTGTGCCCGTACTAACACTCAATGTAAACTGAACCTCTCGTGTGGCCAATGTTTGATTATTCTCATCATTAAAGAATGATACTGAAGCGCTTGCACCTTGAGTATACTCTACGACTTGCCCATTTACATCTCTAATAAAGCCCTGGCCTATAGCCCTTAGTCTATACTGAGTAGAACTCACCCACTCTATTCTATAATCCTGTTTTAAGGTCTGTGTATTTAAGCCACTTAGAGTAAAAGTTGCGTCATCAAAAGCTTGTCTATCTCCACTTAACCAATGCATAGAGGGCAGCCTATGGAAAGCAGTAGCAGTTACATAATCTACACCCCTCGTATTCTCTACTGTCTGTAAGATAGCAGACAAAGGAATCCCCTCGCCAAAGTCACTAGTGATTTGGTTAAATAATCCTTGAAGTGCTAGGTCAACATCGGACTTCACAGTATCTCTTCTAAGATTCTGATGGACGTATATGGTAGCTTCAAAATAAGGCTTTACTTGAGTAGGCGCATACACAAATAGCTTAGTAGGTACGGGTTTCTTTTGGTTTAACCATCTACCAACTACCCCTATATCTCCATGCCCATTCTGTAACTCAGAGTACCACTCACCCGTAGGGATAGGATTGTCACCCTCGGTTGCTACATACACCTCAACCTCTAATGGCCCGCTTCCTTGAACAGCCCTAGCCGTTCTTATGCCCACATTCGGTGTCAACTTTGCCATTGTTTCAAAGTCTTCAAGCGTAACACAACGATCTAAAGCCCTTAATGATAACGGAGCGTTCTTCTTTGCACTAATAATGTCTTCGGGATCTGCCCCGCCCGATGGTTGATTGACGTTATAAACTCTGACGACTCCATTTACCGAGTCAAACTGATTTATTGTCCGAGCACCTGCCCTGTTTGTCTCCTCACCACCATCAATTCTATAAGTAATAGCGATACTATGAGTATTTGGTGGTATCTTACCATTAACACCATCACCAAATATGACAATAGCTTCTTCAGTGGATAAGAACTTATAAATAAACACTTCATCATTAGGATCTGTACCTAAAAATGAAGTTCTACCCTCGTAGGTAACACCGCCCACAAGTACTGTAATACCCTCAGCGTCAACACATACAGGTGATTGACTTAGTAGAAATACTTGATTGGCCGTACCGTCACTAGACTGGTTATCAGTAACTCGTTGACCCGCAGTAAAGACTAAGTTGGGATTTGTTGATGTTGGAGGAATACCCTCTAACCTTTGAACCGCAGTTGAGTCGCTACTTACACAGTGAATACCAGCAGTTGCCAAGGTAACAGGTTGGCTCAAACGGTACTCTAAAGAAGCAACTTGTTCTGTGCTATCTGTGAATACTCTAAAGGTTGCAGGCAATGTCACATTATTCTGATTTGTGACAATCACCATATTTACAGTCGCAGGTGTAGCAGGTTTTAACTCGTAACCAATAAGCCTTAATATATTGACTACCGATTCTCTTGTTTGAGCAGTGGCTAGATACGACTCATTTTGCACTCGATCTAGTTGATAAGAGAGTATATCAGTCACATAAGAGACTGCTTCTAAGAGAGTCACCCCTATATCCCCAGGCTGTCGATCTGTCCATTCGGGAGATAACTGTGTAGCTAAGGTTAATAACTCATTACGAATTGCTTCATAATCCCTAGCTGTATAATCAATCTGTATGGGTAAACCACCTAATGATGTGGGCTGATTTCTTATAGGCATGACTTATCTCCTAAATATAGAATGATAGATTATCAAATTCTGTGCTTGTTATAATTTGGAAGGATAGGCTTACCAATAGTTGCCCATCTTGCTCTGGGCGAGAGATATTTATATCTAAAATAGTCACCCTGTTTTCACCCGCTTCTATACCTAGACGTAGGTGGTGTTTTAGTAATCCGATTTCACCCTCACCCATATTTCTAAATAAGTGAGTATAACCCATAGTGCCCACATTTGGACTCATTAATCTTTCTCCCAAAGATGTTAAGGCAATGGCCTTAATATTCTCTTTGATCTTATCAACACCCTCAGAAGTGGTTAATGAACCTCTAGGAGAGAATTTTATGGGGAAGGATAAACCCTTTAACTTTGGCATATGACTCTCCTATCTTATAGATCTTGAAAACGGCTACCAATAGGCTCAAACGTATTATCCCTTAACTCAGCAGCAGATAATTCTTTAAACATTACACGTAACAGCTTATTGAGCGCTTCTATCCTCTCCGTTCCTGTGTCAGAAACTCCAAAGTGTAATAATGCCCCTCCGCTATACAATAAAGGTTTTGCGGCTTGCTCAATATCTCGGGTAACATCTGAAGACTGTTTGGACACATTGTGGTTAATATCCGATAAATCACCTCTTGGGTAGTTAGGGTGTAAGGGTGAGTTGATTAATGCATTAGCAAAATCTTGAGCCTTACCAGTGCCACTACACAGCACCACGCTTGCCCCACTACCAAAGGAGAGAAATGCCGCTAGAGCAGAGATTGCATTGACAAGCTGCTGTGTTTGGTCAGCTATTCTATTTAATCTTCTCTGAGCCACCTCAAGTATTGCTCTGTACCTATCCGCATAAGACCTACCCTTTTCAACAGTTAAAGCCCACCCCGCCAAAGTATTAACAGTCGTTTGTATAAAAGATAGTTGCGTTAGTTGAAGTGCGAAAGAAAAGTTGGGAGCTTGCCCACTTAAACTAGGGTTTAAGTAAGTAAGATGGCTCAAAACGGAGTCTGTCATAGCATTTGGAATAAACCTCTGTGCGGTATAAGCCCCATTATTAACTAGCACTGATAAATTAAATAACTCTTCATCAAGGTTACTCTTGTTTGGAGTTATGGGGCCAAGCACTACATAGTACTTTTCTATTTGTTCATCTCTTTTGGCAATAAAACATTTAGGATTATCTGTTAATATCTCTTTGTTTGCCACAACCACCTTATACTCGTCATAAGCTCCTATAAAGTTATCGTGAGCTTTATAGCTAAAGTATAGGGTATCAGAATCCGAATCTATAGGATGTTCTTTCGGAGAAATTAAATCTTGATACCTTGATTCTAAAGCGCTGAATCGAGTATCTAACGGTATGTTAGTTTCCAACACACCACTAAATAGCTTGTTTATCCGATTAAACTGTAACATTAACCTATCTAGGTTAGGCAAACTCCATAAAGCAACCAACGCCACACCAAAAGTCTCTTGAACCGTTATAGGTCTTTTTGGATCTGTCGGATCTAGGTACGCCATACCAAGATCGTACATGATCTCATCGGGATTTCTTCGGCTTTTAGTAGTTTGAGGGAAGTGTAAAATGCAGTTGAGAGATAAACCCGTAAAAAGGTTTATAACAGACTCTAAGGCTTCTCTTATGGCTAAGGTTACTGCGAAAAATACGTCAAACAAAAACCCTGCTACTGTTCCTAATAAGTCTACTATTATATCTAATAACTCTATAAAGGTATTAACACCCGTAAGAAAAGGATTTATCACATCTAACGTAGCGTCTACTAATCCATCTAATCCTAACAGCTCTAAGCCATCTCCTGTATTGAAGCCCCATTTTACCTCAAAGTTTGGATTGCTCTCTATATAGTCTTCATAATTAGCTTCCCTCAATAGCCCCTTTTTTTGTGATTTTATGCTCATTTTTTGACCTTGCCTGTATCATTTGCGCTCTTAGTAAAGCCACCGCAGAAGATAACTCCTTCTTGGCGCTGACCCATACTATAAACTCTATAGTGTCTTGGATAGTTGATTTTACTATTGAAGTGTCCTCACGTCTACCATTGACTATATCATTAATTCCTTTCCAACGCTCAGTAAGGTCATGGGCATATTCTTCAGCACCTAAACCCTTCGCTTCCCAAGGGGGAACTAAAGAGTTTTCTATCTTTTTTATATCTAGCTCATTCATAAAACACACCAAAGTTTTTGAAAACTATTTATAGGCCATTTATGCACTTTTATGCGCATTTAAAAGTAGGGTTACACATTTTTATGCGCATACACTTATGAAAGAGTACCCACTCCAGTACCACTTCCCGTACCACTCCCTACCACAGGCGCAGGATTGGTTTGGGCTGCGGCTGTACCCACCACATTAATCGTACCCGATGGGTGCAAAGTACTGAGATTAGTATTCACCGTAGTGTTGACAGTAGCCGTTAAGATCCAAGTGTAAATCGCTTGAGCATATCCTTCGGCTCTCGCTTCAATACTCGCTTGTGTTGCCGAGTCAATTGTAGGGGGCGTAACACCCTTCTCAATATAGGCTTGATTAACTAAGTTAATATCTACTTGGGCAAGCGCAGTCGCTAATTGATCTACATTTAATGCCATATCTCTAAACCTTACTTAAATATACACACTCTGAGAGTATCAATGGGTTAGCTGTATTCATAAAGGTGGTTCTCGCAGTCGTCAAGGCCGTTTGCGCTGTAACCGAAGCTGTGGCCAATATCGGATTAGGCCCACCAAAGCCTGGAGTACTTCCACCCGTATTAGTGAGCGCAAAGAAAGCGTCTAAGGCCGTTAGAATACTTTCTAAGAAAAGCTGTAACTGTGTACCCATTACCACTGGCTCTTTCAGCAATGGTATACTTGTTACTCCCAAAAGAGAAGCCGTACTCGTTAAGTTACCTAAATAGACATGACCACCACTCGCTGCGGGTAAACCACCCCTCAGATTAACTCCATACTTCTGTAAACCGCCATGATCTGAACTAAATAGAGTAAGGTTACCATTCAACCCTTGTAAGACTAACGAGTCATCGATAAACAACCCCGAAGGAACACTAACTGCATTAGACGCACTGAAAAGTGCTGTACCCGCAGAGATTAAGTCCATATCCCCAAAAGAGTTCATGGATATATCTCCGCCTGTACTCAGCTCAAATAGGTTATCTACAGAAGCTTTTAGAACACTAGAGGTCATAGTTAGCGGGCCATTAATATCTGTGGTCAACTGACCAAGATTAACGGTTGATCCACCTGTTACTGTAGAAGATGAGTTCCCAGTAATCGTCACAGAGTTATCCCCCTCTACTACCTCCTCATGCCCACCCACTACCTCTCTTCTATTATTTAGAACTACCTCTTCTCGGTATGCCGATCTAGTTAAGATCTTACCCTCTGTAGCAATATTGACTGAACCATCGGGCATAATCTCAATATGAGCACCACCAGCATGGTGAATCTGAATACGCTCTGCCCCCTCCGTATCATCAAATTCTAGCTTGTGACCTGTCTTGGTTTGAAGAATCGTCACCTCACCATAATCTCCCTCAAAGGAGGTTGAAGGCACACCATATCTCCCTTTTAATCCCCCAAAGTCAGAGCCATCATAATCACCCCTGCCATGTGCAGGTACAGTAGATGGCTCTCCTTGAAAGTCTGGGCTTCTTTCTATCTCTGAGCCATCCGAAAAGTGACCGTCACGCACAATATCAAAGTAACCGCCCGAATAGATAGGAAAAGAGGGCAACCCCTCTTCACACTCAATCCACACACAAGTGCCTATTGGAGGAACTGCAAAAAAACCGCAGTCTCGCCCCCCATAAAAAGGGAAGCAGGGCATAGCCCAAGGAGACTTACTTACCCCATAAAGCTCACTATTCTCTACACGAATTCGACCTCTGCGTTCGGGGTCTTGGTTATCTACTACAATAGCCCTACGCTTGCCATAGAACTTGCCATAATATCTTTGCTCATACTCTTGTTGATCTATCATGTGGGTCTATTTTCTTTAAAAACTAAATTTATTATCTATCGTATAACACTGT